ATCGTGTACTGGATCAAGGCGACGTACCGGGCGAACACCCCGGCGCTGGCCCAGGACGAAAGCCCGGCGGCAGCCTTGAGCAAGATGATGCGCAACCTGGCCCGCCAGTGGCAGCGCAAGTTTGACCAGGCTTCGCGCCCGGTGGCTACGCGGTTCGCTGACGAGTCGATGAGCGCGGCGGACGTGTCGCTCCGTGACGCGCTGCGCCAGAAGGGATTCAGCGTGCAGTTCGGTATGACGCGGGCTGCCAATGACGTCTTCCAGGCGACCGTGCAGGAGAACGTCGGGCTGATCAAGTCCATAGCTTCTGAGCATCTTCAGGAGGTCCAAGGGCTGGTCATGCGGTCGGTGACGCAAGGGCGAGACCTGAGCGACCTGTCCAAGGATCTGGAGAAGCGCTACGCCGTCACCAAGCGGCGCGCGGCGCTGATCGCCAGGGACCAGAACAACAAGGCAACCGCGACCATCACGCGGGTGCGCCAGCAGGGCCTGGGCATCAAGCAGGCCAAGTGGATGCACTCGCGTGGTGGGAAGAAGCCACGCCAGTCGCACGTTGAGGCCAACGGCCAGCTCTACGACGTGGACAAGGGCATGTACATCGACGGCGCCTGGGTCAGGCCCGGCGAGCTGATCAATTGCCGATGTGTGGCGCAGAGCGTTATCCCGGGATTCGAGGAATGAACAAGAACAACCCTGACGGCCTGGCTTTCGATCGCGCCAGTGTGCGCACCGTCGACCAGGACGGCCGGCTGCGCGTGGAGATCACGCACATCAGCAAGGCGGCGGTCAATCCCTACCGGGGGGACGAGATCCCGGACTGGGAACGGCTTGGGCTTGATCCCAACCGCGTCTATTTCCTGCTCCGCGACCCGGACGAACTGGCGCGCGCGGCGCCGAGCTTCAACAACATCCCTCTGCTGAGTAAGCACGTTCCCGTAACGGTCGACGAGCCTCAGAAGGAATTCGTGGTTGGCGCCACGGGCAGCGATGCCGTTTTCGCGGCGCCGTACCTGGACAACTCCCTCGTCGTATGGGACGCCGTAGCGATCGCGGGCATTGAGTCGCGGCAGCAGCAGGAGCTTTCGAGCGCCTACCGCTACCGGGCAGACATGACCGCTGGCGTGTACCAAGGCGTGCCATACGACGGGGTGATGCGAGACATCCGCGGCAACCATGTCGCGCTTGTCGAAGTAGGCCGGGCTGGCCCGGACGTCGTCGTAGGCGACAGCAATACCCTCAAACCTTCGGAGATCCCGAAAATGAAATACAGCAAAACTGCCGTTGCGGTCGCCGCGGGCCTGCGGGTGTATCTTCGCCCCAAGCTGGCCCAAGACGCCGCCCTGGGCGACCTCGGCCCCCTCGTGAAGGGGCTGACCGCCAAGAACTTCGCCAGTGAGCGGCCACGCCTCGTGCGTGCCGTAGAAGGCCGCGTCAAGGGCAAGCTCGCCCAGGATGCGGACCTGTCCGATCTGGTCGAAGTGATCGACACGTTCTCGACTCCCGGCGACCCGCTGGTGGCCGGTGACGAGGACGACGCCGAAGACCCCGACGTCGCGCAAGACGACGAACTGATGGGAAAGATGCGCGAAATCCTGGGCGCCAAGTTGGGCCACGAGGAAGCGGAGCGCGTCATGAAGGCGCTGGGCGAGCCGACGTCGTCGGAAGCCGGCGCACAGGACGAGCCGCCTCCCTTTGCCGGCAAGCCGGATGAGCCGGTCAGCAAGCCTGCGATGGACGCTGCCCTGGCCAAGGCCACCAAGGAAGGCGAGAACGCCGCTGTGGCCCGCATGACTGCCATCCGCACGGCCGAACAGGAATGCCGCCCGATCATCGGCGACATCATCGCGCAGGATTCCGCCGAGGCCGTCTACAAGATGGCCCTGGACGCCAAGGGTATTGACCTGACCGACACGCCGCCCTCGGCGTACCGCGCGCTGGTCAAGTTGGCCCTGACGCAAGACCAAACCCCGAAAACCCCGCGTCTCGCGCAGGATTCGGCAGCCCACAAGGGCTTCTCGGACCGCTACCCGACCGCCTCCCACGTCAAGGTGCTGTGATCATGGGCTTCCAAAAGCAGATCTACATCGAGCCGGCCGCCGCGGTTGCCGGCGATTTCGCCAGCTCCAACCCCCGTTCGGTCGTTCTGGCTGGCCCGGGTCAGCTGGTCGCGGGCGCTACCGGCGTCACCGTTGGCCGCTTCGCCTGGGCGGATGCCGCTGGCCTGGTGACCAACGCCGGCGCGAACAAGCCCACGGGTTTCGTGCACCGCGAGCAGCAAGGCGTCATCACCATCTGGCTGGCCGAGTCCACCATGCTGGTGCCGACGGGCCTCCCGGTCGTCCTGCACAACCTGGGCGACTTCTGGGCCGCGACCAAGACCACGGCCACCGTCGGCCAGAAGGTGTTCGCGTCCAACACGGACGGCACCATCTCGACCGGTGCGGCTGGCGCGACCATCGCGGGCAGCACGGAAACCGACTGGTTTGTCGCCAGCGCGGGCGCCGTGGGTGCTCTGATCAAAATCACCTCCACTCAACTGGGGTAAGCAAACATGCGACACGCAGACCTTCAAATGCTGGAGCGCGTCTTCGGCATCCACTTCCCCGGTGCGCAGGACTACCTGCCCGAGGAATATCGCCGCGACTTCGCTCTGGCCATGGACGCTGCCGGCCCGCTGGTCACGTCCAGCAACACCGGCATCCCCGGCTATCTGACCAACTGGGTTGACCCCCAACTGACCCGCGTCCTGACCACGCCCATGCAAGGCGCTGTCATCCTGGGCGAAGGCAAGAAGGGCGATTGGACCACGCTGACCGCCACCTTCCCCGTGGTGGAATCGACGGGCGAAGTTAGCTCCTACGGCGACTACAGCGAAAACGGCCGCGCGGGCGCCAACACGAACTTCCCGCAGCGCCAGTCGTACCACTACCAGACCATGACGGAATGGGGTGAACGCGAGCTGGAAATGGCTGGCCTGGCGAAGATCAACTGGGCGTCCGAGCTGAACATCGCCTCGGCCCTGGTGCTGAACAAGTTTCAGGACAACAGCTATTTCTTCGGGATTGCTGGCCTGCAGAACTACGGTTTGCTGAACGATCCGAACCTGTCGGCCCCGATCGCCCCGGGCGCCACGGGTACCGGCTCCGGCACGACCTGGGCGACGAAAGATGGCGGCGCGATCTACGACGACATCTCGCAGCGTCTGTACAACCAGTTGGTGCAGCAGACTCGTGGCCGCGTCACCCGCCGCGACAAGATGAAGCTGTGCATGTCGCCGGAAATCGAAGTCAACCTGACGAAGACCAACCAGTACAACGTCAACGTGACGGACCTGCTGGCGAAGAACTTCCCGGACATGACCATCGAAACGGCCGTGCAATACAACACCGGCAGCGGCCAACTGGTCCAATTGATCGTTGATTCGATCGAAGGCCAGGAAGTTGCCACCGCAGCGTTCACCGAAAAGATGCGCGCGCACCCGATCATCCAAGCGACTTCGAGCTTCAAGCAGAAGAAGTCGCAAGGCACCTGGGGCGCCATCATCAAGATGCCGCTGGGCATCGCCGGCATGATCGGCGTCTAACGCCACAACCGCAGTACCGAGAGGCCCGCCACATTCGGCGGGCCTTTTTCATTCCTAGAGGAAATACGACATGTCGACCGTAACCGTCGCTTGCAAGCTGCCCAATGGTCTGGTGCTGGATCTGGCCGGCGTCGATCAGAAGTTCGTCCTGAACGGCGCCTATCACGATGAGGCGATTGCCGGCCACGGCATGACCGAGGTGGATGAAGACTTCTGGACGAAGTGGGCAGCCCTGCACAAAGACTTCGAGCCGGTGAAGCGTGGTTTCGTCTTTGCTACGAAGGGCGAGCGCAACGCCGCCGCCCAAGCCAAGGAAAAGAAGGCGAACGTGACCGGCCTGGAAGGCCTGGATCCGAAGAAGCCCGCTCCCGGCATCGAAGCCGAAAACTACGAAGGCAAGAAGAAGGACTAGGCCATGGGCATCGTCACGTTCGATCCTGCCGAGTTCAAGGAACTGTACCCGTCCTTTGCGTCCCTGACGGATGCCCAGCTGACCCAGTCCTTCAACCTGGCCACTCTGTACCTGAATAACACTGAGTGCAGCAAGGTTCCGGACGTGGCGCAACGCAAGACTTTGCTGTACTTGCTGACGGCTCACATTGCCAAGATGGCTTATGGCGAAGGTGGCCAAAGTCCGTCCGGGCTGGTGGGCCGGGTCACCAGTGCGACCGAGGGGTCTGTGTCCGTATCGTCCGACTACAGCGCGCCGGCGGGTTCTGCCCAGTGGTACCTGCAGACGCCCTATGGCGCCATGTACTGGGAGGCCACCGCCTGGCTACGCGTAGGCCGGTATGTCCCGGGTCCGAATGGCTATGCCGTGCCGGTGGTGATCCCATGGCGGCCGTGAACTTCAAGGGCGGTGACGCCCTGATGGCGCGGCTGAAAGAAATCGCCGATAAGGCCGGTAAGGGTGGGACGCTGCGTACTGGCTTCCTAGAGAACGCCACTTATCCCGACGGCACCCCTGTCGCGTTGGTCGCGGCCGCGCACGAGTTCGGAGCGGAGATCGATCACCCCGGCGGCACGCGCTACGTCATCGGCAAGGATGGGATGGCGCGATTCGTGCCAAACGACTTTGTTGGTCCGGTGTCCGGGGTGACTGCTCCGCACCGGATCAATCTCCCGATGCGTTCCTTTTTTCGAACGATGATCGCCGAGAAGAGCGCGGGCTGGGGAAAGGCTCTGGGCGCCGTCGCTGTGGCTAACGACTACGACATTGATAAAGCGCTGGGACAAATGGGCGAAGGCCTCAAAGGTCAGTTGCAGGCATCGATCCAAAAGTTGGACAGTCCGCCGCTGAAAGCATCCACGGTCTCCAAGAAAGGCTTTGCTAAGCCGCTGGTGGACACCGGCCACATGATGAACAGCGTGGATTACGAGGTCGACACATGAATTTGCACGGCATCGTAAGCCCGATCATCGCCGCGGTGAACCCGATGATGCCCGGCAAGGTCCGGTACAGCGACGGGTACGAGATGGGGCCAGGCCGCAAGCAAGTCCCCAAGTACCTGGCGACGGTCGACGTGACGCTACAGGTTCAGCCGCTCAGTACGGGCGACTTGAAGCACCTGGAGGCCCAGAACATCCAAGGTGTGCAGCGCGCGGTCTACATGTTCGGGGATACGCAGGGCGTCGTGCGGCCTCTGGCCAAGGGTGGCGACCTGTTGGACTTCGGCGGCCAGACCTGGCTAGTCACGGCGGTCCTTGAGACCTGGCCGGACTGGTGCAAGGTAGGCGTGACGCTGCAACTGGACGAGACGCCATGAGCGTGCAGATCAGCATTACCGAAGACAACCTGGTCGATGACCTGGGAGCGTTCGCGGACACGTTGGTGGATTGCGAGGTCGTGCGCGGCCAGGTGAACCGTGTTCCGACGCCGAAGGGTAGCGAGTACGTGATCGTCACCCCAATGGGCGTGATTGGCCTGTCGACGCCGCGCACCGACTACGACGACCCGACGCCCACCACTGGTACGCGGGCGTTGACGCGCCCAACGCAGTGGTCGGCGCAGATTGATTGCTACGGCGAGCGGGCGCAGGACACGGCACTCGTGCTGTCTATCGCATTGCGCAGCCAGTACGGATGCGAATTCCTAGCCGAGCTAGGACGCGCGCAGCCGCTGTTCTGTGGTGAACCCAAGCAATTGCCGTTCGTCACAGGCGAGAACCAATACTCAGAGCGGTGGTCATTCGACGCCGTTCTGCAATTCAACCCAACCGTGACGCTTCCGCAGCAGTTTGCGGATCAACTCCACGTCGACCTGATCGAAGTCGACACGACTTTCCCTCCCGGAGCCTAAAGCTATGTCCATTCCCGCCAGTGAAATCGTCCAGGTAGTACCTGGCGTGATCGGCGCCGGCGGATCGGCGCTCGACCTGAACGGCCTGATCCTGACCGCCAATACCTCCGTGCCCGTGGGCGCGGTTCAAAGCTTCGCCACGCCGGACGACGTTTCGCGCTTCTTCGGCCCGACGTCGCCCGAGGCCGCTGTGGCCGCCTCCTACTTCCTGGGGTTCGACAACTCCACGAAGAAACCCGGCAACCTGTTGTTTGCTCAGTACCCCAGCGCGCCTGTGGCCGCGTACCTGCGCGGTGGCTCGCTGGCGTCCATGACGCTGACCGAGCTGAAAGCGCTGGCGGGCATCCTGACCGTTTCGATCGACGGCACGGCCAAGACGTCCAGCGCCATCACCCTGACCGCGGCGACAAGCTTTTCGAACGCGGCGACGATCATCCAGGCGGCTTTCACGTCCCTGGGCGGCACGGTCACGTATGACGCGCAACTGGCAGCGTTCAAGTTCACGTCGTCCACATCGGGCGCCACGTCTACCATCAGCTTTGCCTCTGGCACGCTGTCGGCCGGCCTGAAGCTGACGCAGGCGACCGGCGCAGTGACGTCGCAAGGCGCGATTGCCGGTGTGCCGGCCACGAACATGACAGCCATCATCGGCGTCACGCAGAACTGGGCATCGTTCATGACCATGTGGGAGCCGGTGACGGCGGACAAGGTCGCGTTCTCGGCATGGACGAACAGCCGCGGTAATCGCTTCGCCTACGTCGGCTGGGATACGGACGTGCAGGCTACGACCCAAGGCAGCACCACAAGCTGGGCGGCTGTAGTGGCCGCCAACGAGTATTCCGGTTCGATCCCCGTCTACAAGGACATTCTGCACGCTGCTTTCATCCTGGGTGCGATTGCCAGTATCGACTTCGAGCGCACTAACGGGCGTATCACCCTGGCGTTCAAGAGCCAGTCCGGCCTTCAGTTCACGGTGACCGATGCGACGACCGCCCAGACCTTGATCGACAACGGCTACAACTTCTACGGCGATTACGCCACGGCCAATGACCAGTTCCGGTTCCTGTATCCGGGGCAGATCAGCGGCGACTGGAAGTGGATCGACACGTACGTGAACCAGATCTGGCTGAACGCGGCGCTGCAACAGGCCATGATGACTCTGCTGACGCAGGTGAACTCGGTGCCGTACAACGCCGACGGCTACGCCCTGATCGACGCATCGTGCATGGACCCGGTCAACGCTGCCGTGAACTTCGGCGCCATCCGCTCCGGTGTTCCCTTGTCCGCGTTGCAGAAGGCCCAGGTGAACAACCAGGCCGGCGTCCAAATCTCCGGCACGCTGGAAACGCGCGGATGGTATCTCCAAATCCTGCCGGCGACTGCCCAGGTGCGCGAAGCACGCGGCACGCCGCCCATGACCTTCTGGTACATGGATGGCGGTTCCGTGCAGAAGCTCACCCTCGCATCCCTGGCCATCCTGTAAGGGCAAACGAACATGTCCACTCTCACCAGCGCAAATTCCGTCCTGTACCTGGGTGTGGCCGGGATCTTCCCGGTTCCCCAGAAGATCGAGGGCTACGCAACCGACGACGCTTTCGCGTTCGAGGCTGTGCAACCTGCCCAGGCCGTCATGGGTGTGGATGGCCGTATGTCGGCCGGCTACACCCCCTTCATGAGCATCCAGACGATCACCATCCAGGCGGATTCGCCTTCGATGATCGTCTTCGAGGCCTACATGGCGGCGATGAAGACGGCCCGCGAGGTCTTCTACTGCAACGGCACGCTGAACATCCCGTCGATCAGCCGCAAGTTCGTGATGACGCGCGGCGTGCTGACGCAGATCCCCTCGGCGCCGACCGCCCGAACCATCCTGCAACCGATGTCGTTCCAGATCACCTGGGAAGACGTCTCTCCGGCACTGGTCTGATATGGCCCGCAAACAGGCAACCGTATCGATCAGCGCCGAGGGGCGTGACAAGGGCAAGGTGTTCGTCCTCACCGAGCTTCCCGCCTATGAGGCGGAAGACTGGGCCGGGCGGGCACTCTTCGCCCTGATGAATGCCGGGGTGGAAATTCCGGACAACATCGCAGAAGCCGGCCTGGCTGGCGTTGCGGCACTGGGCATTAAGGCACTGACGAAGCTGCCCTACGACAGCGCCAAGCCTCTTTTGGACAGCATGATGAAGTGCGTGCAGATCCAGCCCAGCCCGACCGTGACGCGCGCGCTAGTTGCGGACGACATCGAGGAAGTGGCCACGCTGCTGACGCTGCGCAAGGAGATTCTGGGCCTGCACATGGATTTTTCTATGGCCGTCGCTCAATCGACTTCGGGCTCCAAGCCTGGCAAGGCGGCGGCCCGAGGCTGATCCAGTACGCCAACGTGCCGCGCAACATCGCGGCGGTGATTTCTCGGCACCCGGGCCTGCTGCATGACCTGCAGACGGTCTACGGTGCCGAGGATCTCTACAACCTGCTGGAAGTTTTCGCGGTGGACGCCCACAACCAGCAGGCGATAGCCAACGCGAGGAAATAGCATGGCCACAGTAATCGATGCGTTGGTTGTCACCTTGGGCATGAACGCCAAGGGGTTCAAGCAAGGCGCCGCCGAGGTAGACAGCTCGCTTACGCACACGCGCGAAGAGTCCGCCCGTACTGCGCGAGAGATGGAGACCCGCGGTAAGCAAGCGGCCATGTTCTTCAGCAAGGTGCGCAACGAGGCCCTGGCGCTGCTGGCGGTGTTTACCGCCGGCATGGGCATCAAGAGCTTCGTGTCGAGCACGATTCAGTCGACGGCCAGCCTATCGCGCTTGTCCGAAAACCTGAACATGAGCGCGCAGGACTTGGCCGAATGGCAGCTGGCCGCCAAGAATGCCGGCGGCTCGGTGGAAGGCATTACGGAGCAACTGAAGGAATCGGCCGACCAGGTCGCCAAGTTCAAGCGCGGCATGGCCGCCGAGACCCTGCCGGCGTTTTTCCAGTTCGGCGGTAAGACCGAAGACCTGAAGGACGGAAACACGTACCTTGAGGCCCGGGCGCGTATCGTCGCGGGGATCTACAAGACCGATCGCGCGCGCGCTGCCCTGGCTGCGAACATGATGGGCCTGGATGCCCAGCAGTTCAACCTGTACAAGGACGGTCCAGAAGGAATTGCCCGTCGGCGGCGGGAGCAGTCGGGCCCGGCAGCCGAGCAGGCGGCAGCAGCACAGCGTGCCGAGCAGTTGCGCCAGAAGTACGACACCGCGATGAACAAGCTGTCCAGCGTGGGCGTGAACGTGCTGACGGCGCTGATGCCGGCATTTGAGTTCGCCGTCGACAAGCTGATCGAGTTCGGTAACTGGATCATCCAGAACCGAGCGGTGATCAACGAGACGGTGAAAAGCTGGGTCAAAGGCGCAGAGCAGTTCTTTGGCGGGCTGTCCAAGTTCGGCGACAAGATCAACGAGTTCATGGATACGCCCGTCGGCCGGGTGGTCAAGAAGGCGCTGGATATTGGTGTGGAGGCGACTGTCCCAAAGGCTGCGCGAGAAGCGGAGCGGGCGGCTAACCCTGGCGCGATGCGCTACGACGATCCGAAGCTGAACGACTACGCCGCTAAGGTGGAGCGAGATAACGGTTTGCCTGCGGGACTGCTTAACGCCATCAAGAACAAGGGCGAACGGAGCAACAGCGATCAGGTTTCACCGGCCGGCGCCAAAGGTGTCATGCAGTTCATGCCTGGGACGTGGGGGCAGTACGGTAAGGGTGACATTACAAATCCCTATGACTCGATCGACGCGGCTGGGCGCTACTTCGTTGACCTGATGAAGCGCTACAACGGAAGCGTGGACGCGGCCATCACGGAATACAACGGCGGCATCAAACAGGCTCGGGCGGTGCAGGCGGGCGGTTCGCCGTCAGCAACCGAGACGATCAACTACCTTGCTCGGGTCAAAGAAGGCTTGAATGGGAATGCGGCACTTGGTGCGGTGAACCTGGCTCAGGCCGCACAGCCGTCGGCACAGTCTGGCAACAACGCCACGACGTCAACCACGACCAACACGAGCGAAACCCACATCAGCGGGCCGATCACGGTGGTGACCGCGGCGACCGACGGTGCAGGCATAGCGCGCGATCTGGGCGGGATCGGCAAAAACCAGAACCTGGTTCAACAGGGCAACACGGGGCTTTTCTGATGCCGTCAATTCGCTTCCCAAATGTCCCGCAGGTTCCGGGCGTGCCGGCCATCTTCCGTGAAACGACCATCCCGTCGTTGCCGGAGCTGGTCAACATCGGGCTGGGTGGCCTGGCTGAACTGTTCTTCGGCACGCCGCTATGGGGGCTTTACACGCAGGACGGCCAGCAGGCTGTCGTGTTCGATTCGTTTCTAGGGTTGCGCTTTAGGAACGGAGGTCGGATCTCCAGCTTTCCCGTTGAACAGGGCGGCTTCTCATCCTTCAACAAAGTTGACACACCCTACGATGCGGCTATTCGACTGGCGCACAGTGGCGATATGGCCTCGCGCAGCGTGATCCTGGCCGAACTGGAGCGCATCGTTCGCAGTACAGACCTGTATTCCGTGGTGACGCCAGAGAAGGTGTATGTCTCGGCCAACTTAGTGAACTACTCGTACACCCGGGACACCCGAAGCGGGTCAAGCCAGTTGATCGTGGAATTGTTCGTTGAAGAGGTGCGGCAGACCGCCGTTGCTCAGTTCTCGGAGACCGAGGAACCAAGCGGCGCGGACCCGCAAAGTAATGGCCAGGTCCAGACGTTCCCCCTCGGCACAGAGCCGGGTGAGCCGTTGATTCTGAGCACGGAGTTTCAATGAGGAAGATCCCCCTTCGCCCGGTGCCGTCCCAGTCGCTGAGCGTTGTGCTGGCCGGCCAAAGCTGCCAGGTCAACGTCTACGAGAAGTCGACGGGCATGTACCTGGATCTCTTTGTGAACCATCAGCCGATCGTCACCACGGCGCTTTGCCATGACCGCGTGCGGCTCGTCCGTGAGACTTATCGGGGCTTTGTTGGCGACCTGACGTTTATCGACACGCACGGCTATGCGGACCCGGTGTACACGGGCCTGGGTGACCGATTCATCCTGGCGTACCTGGAAGCTGGTGACCTATGACCTTCGTCAAGCGGCGTATCGACGTCACCATCAGCCTGGGAGAAGGCAAGTTTGGCGACACAAAGGGGCCTGACGTCACGTTGACCGGACACCGCGTATCGGCTGCGGTGGTCTCCTACAACGGTGATGCGCAAAGCCAGCTTCAGCTGCGGATATTCGGCCTGACCCAGGACATGATGAACCAGTTGACCGTGATTGGTCCGATCATGACCGAGCGGCGGAACAACCGGATCCTGATTGCCGCCGGCGATGTGGGCCAGGCGCTCAGTGTTGTTTACGAAGGAACCATTTCCCAAGCCTGGGCAGATTACAACCAGGCGCCGGAGGTTGTGTTCAACGTCGTGGCGCTGGCCGCCGCAATGGACGCTGTCAAACCGGTGAACGCGCGGAGCTATCGCGGGTCGACAAACGTCTCGGTGATCGCCTCCGACCTGGCTGGCGCTATGGGCCTGGCGTTTGAAAACAACGGGGTGACGGCTCAGTTGTCCAACCCGTACTTCAGCGGAACGGCATTGGAGCAGTTGCGGGCCTGCGCTAACGCGGCACGTATCAGCTACACGATCGACCGTGGCGTATTGGCCATCTGGCCGCGTGCCGGAGCGCGCCAGGGTGATGCGATTGAAATCTCGCCCGAGAAGAACCTAATTGGGTACCCAACGTTCACCGGAGGCGGCATTGCCTTCACCGTACTTTTCACGCCCGAGCTGAGCTTAGGTGGTCTTGTGCAGGTGACGAGCGCTATTGAGGCTGCTCACGGTGAATGGGTAGTCGTCAGCATCGTGCATACGTTGGAAGCGGAGACGCCCGGCGGCGCTTGGCTTTCCCAAATCATGTGTCAAAGGCAGATCAATGGCTGAACAGTTCGGATATGCCGGGCAAGCGCGCGCGGCCGAGGGCGGCGACGAGTACGGTGCGCTGATGTTTGTCATCGGCCAAGCCTTGGCACGACTCAGTACGGCCACCCTGGTGAGGGTCGTGTCGGTGACGAACAATGGAGGCCTGTCGCCAGTTGGATTCGTCGATGTCCAGCCTCTGGTGAACCAGCTGGACGGCGCGGGCAATGCAGTGCCGCACGCAGTGCTGCACCAACTGCCTTACTTCCGTCTGCAAGGCGGTACCGACGCCGTGATCCTGGACCCGAAGGTCGGCGACATCGGCATGGCGGCATTCGGAAGCCGGGACTTGTCGGCGGTCAAGGCGAGCAAGCAACAATCTAATCCCGGTTCGTGGCGGACCCATGACATGGCCGACGGGCTTTATTTCGGCGGCCTACTGAATGGCACGCCCGTGCAGTACGTGCAGTTCACCGCCGGCGGCATCAACGTGGTGTCGCCATCCAAGGTGACGGTGCAGGCACCGAACATCGAGCTGAACGCAGCCACGCAGTGCGCGCTGAACTCGCCGGTGATCGTCCTCAACGGCACCGTGCAGCAAGGCGCGGGATCGTTCGGCGGCACGTCCACCTGGCAGGGCAACATGAACACGATGGGCACGCTGCGCAACAACGGCAAGGATGTGGGATCGACCCACACTCACTCTGGCGTGCAAAGCGGGCCTTCGAATACGGGGACACCAAATTGAACACGCTTCTATTGGATCGCACCGTGTGGGATCTTGTCCTAGACGCGGCCGGCAACATCGCTATGGCGTCCAATCCCTACGCCGTGGCCCAGGACGTGGCCAGCGCCATCAAGCTGTTCAAGGGCGAGCTGTTCTACGACAAGGCGCCGGGCGTGCCGTACTGGCGCGACATCCTCGGGTACCGGCCCCCGCTGGCGCTTGTACGCGAGCATATCCAAACTGCGGCGCTGACCGTCCCGGATGTGGCCGCAGCCGTCTGCACGATCACAAGCTTCAACGATCGGACCCTAACCGGGTACGTCGAAATCACCCTGACCGACGGCACCACGCAGACCGTCAGTATCTGAGGAAACCATGGCTACAAGCTCCCAAGTGCCGCGCGCGCAGTTCACGCCGGAAGGGCTGGTGCTGCCCGAAGAGTCGGCCATTCTGGCGGGCGTCCTGACTGATATGGATTCCGCCTTTGGCGGTGGCCTGAACAAGTCGCTGGAGACGCCGCAGGGTCAGCTGGCATCGAGCACCTCGGCCATCATCGGCGACAAGAACAACGAGTTCGCCAGCTATGTGAACCAGGTAGACCCCGCGTTTGCTGCTGGCCGGATGCAAGATGCTATCGGGCGGATCTACTTCATCGACCGCAAGCCGGGAACGCCGACGACCGTCTTGGCGACCTGCGCGGGCCTAGCGGGCGTTGTCATCCCAGTCGGCGCGACCGCGCAGGCGGTGGACGGTAACCGCTACCTTTGCACGCAGGCGGGCACGATTCCGGTCACCGGCAGTATCGATCTGCCCTTCGCTTGTGCGGTTGATGGTCCGATCGCTTGTGCGCCGGGCGCGCTGAACCAGATTTACCAAGCGATTCCCGGCTGGGATTCGATCACGAACGCGGCCGACGGAACGGTTGGCAGCCTAGTGGAGAACCGCGCTGAGTTCGAAGAGCGTCGGCGTCAATCGGTGGCCCTGAACGCCATCGGCTCGCTGCCTTCGATCTATGCGAACGTGCTGAATGTTGCTGACGTCATCGACGTGTACGTGACCGAGAACAACACCAGCGCTAACGTTACGGTGGGCGGCGTCATGCTGATCCCGCATTCGATCTATGTGGCGGTGGTGGGCGGCGCAGCGGCGTCGATTGCAGACGCTATCTGGCGCAAGAAGTCCAACGGGGCCGACTACAACGGGAACACGAGCTACACCGTACAAGACACGGCGGGCTACGACTTCCCCTATCCGTCCTACGTGGTGAAGTGGCAGACGCCGACCGCGTTGCCGGTGCTCTTTGCTGTCCAGATCGCCAACAACCCCAGCCTGCCGTCCAATATCGTCGCCCTGACCAAGCAGGCGATCATCGCCGCGTTCAACGGAGCCGATGGTGGGTTGCGCGCGCGGATCGGTTCGACCCTGTTCGCCAGCCGGTACTACGCCCCGATCGTGGCGATCGACCAGAGCATTTCCATCATCTCGCTCCTGCTCGGCACCACGACCCCGACGCTGCCCAGCGTGACCATCCCCATCAACCGGACGCCGACAATCTCGGAGGCGAACATCACGGTGACTTTGGTATGACGACGAACATCGTTAACGTCTTCGAACCGGCGCAGTTTGGGGTTGGGGACGGCGCTGCCACGCAGTTTCAGATCGGCGGCCCACGCGAGGTTGTGACGTCCATCACGCCCACGGGGTTATGGCGCCAGGACTGGCAGGGCAACCAGCGGCTGTACGCGACAGAACGGACAAACAGCATTCGCTGGAGCGAAGACGCTGCTAACGCAGTGTGGGCGAAGCCAGGCACTGCAATCACAGTTGTCTCGGACTTCGGGGTGGCCCCCGACGGCACTATGACGTCGGACAGGCTTGTCGAAGCCGCCACAACTGCCCAGAGGCGATTCAACCAGTCGATAACAGGGCTGAATACCCGAGTCGTCACCCAAGCTGTATTCATAAAGCCAGACCCATCGCGAACGGGCTTAGTCTTGTTCCCCAACTCGTCTGGTCCGGGCGGGTGTCTTGCTCGGTTTAATTTGCAGACAGGCCAGCCAGGGCCGATCACGAACAGTGGAACGGCTGTCGGCACATCAGGCCTTGAAGTGCTTCCGGGAGGTTGGTTCTTTGCGTGGGTAACTGCGGAGTTCCCAGACCCGCTTACGTCATGTAGTTCGTGGTTGTATTTTTCGAACGATCCTAATTTGGGCAACGCTAGCTATGCCGGAGACGGCGTATCGGGTGTTGAGGTTTGGGGGAGTAGCTTTGTTTCTGGCCCGGTATCTTCGTACATCAAGACGGAGTCCACTCCTGTATCTGTCATTGACTATTCGGCATCAGCTACGGGCCTGATCACCATGGGTCAGGTGCCGGCCATCGGTGCGGCGCTGACCTGGACCGGCAGCTACACCTACGAATACCGCGAAGACGCGCCGACGCTGGCCGACCGCACGGTCATCAGCCAGTACGCGAACAGCCCGACTCTGCGCCAACTCATCCACAACATGGACGAGTACATCAACCCCGATGCTGACTTCGACGCGTTCTATGACTACGTCTGGAACGTAGAGACGGCGCAGGGCTTCGGGCTGGACGTGTGGGGCAGGATTGTCGGCGTGGGGCGGATGCTGACGATCCCGGCTTTGGAGACGTTCTTGGGGTATCAGGAGGCCTACACCGCTCCCACGGCTGCTACAGGCGCGCAGCCGTTCGGCCAAGCCCCTATGTACGTAGGGGCGGCGTCTTCGCAGACCTACCGCCTGGCGGATGACGCATACCGCAAGCTCATCCTGGTCAAGGCCCTGGCCAACATTAGCGATTGCACGTCGCCGAGTCTTAATAGGCTGCTGTCGAATCTGTTCGCCGGACGCGGCAGGTGCTATGTCACCGACACCGGCCTGATGGAGTTTCGGTACGTCTTCGAGTTCGCATTGGAACCGTATGAAGTTGCGATCATGACTCAGTCCGGAGCCATACCGAAGCCCGCTGCGGTTCTCGCAAACGTGTTGCAAGTCGACGTTCCAACAACTTTTGGATTCAACGAAGCGGTGATGCAACCCTTCGGATCCGGTGTCTTCTTTACCTCTTCGGGGCTTATCCATGCAAGCTAGTAACGCACCCAGCAAGTCAGCAGTCCCGTTCGCAAATAGCGGGGCGAAAAATACCATTCCCGTGGCTTCGCAGATCGGCGTCACGCCAGGCTTGGCGTCCTTTACGGATGGGTTTCCTCCGCTGACCATGACCCCCTTGGCTGCGGGAGGGGTGCCGCCGTATGGTCAGGATTTCAACGGCATTCTGAACTTCCTCAGCGCCGCGACACGATGGGCTCAAGCGGGGGCCGGGTATCCATATGATGCGGCGTTTTCCTCCGCCGTGGGGGGGTATCCCAAAGGAGCGACGCTGGTCATGGCAGCCGGCAATGGCTATTGGATGAGCACCGTCGAGAACAACACGAGCAACCCGGACACCGGCGGAGCAGGCTGGATCGCACTGCCAGCGGGGATCGCCAGCGCAGCCCAGGCTCAAGCTCAAACCGAAAATACTCTGGCGCTCACCTCCCTACGGCTAGCCGACGCCTTCAAGGGGGGGAATCAAGCGCTTGGGGCCGACGGCCGGCAAAACCTGCCGGGCGGTTTGAAATGGCAGTGGGGGGCAATTTCTATCACCTCCGTAAGTGGCTCCGGATCGGTAGCAACCGTTGCATTTAACCAGGCGTACACGACGTGGCGTCGCGTAATTTTGACGGAGCGATCGAATGCGACGGCAATTCAATATAAGGCGTATGACAACGATGCCACTTTATTGACAGGAGTTCAGGTCAATCTGGTATCGGCGGCGGGCGCTGGGGGTATTGCTGTTCCTGTGGCTTACATTGCGGTGGGGGTCTGACATGGCGTTCGTTTGGAAAAGTGGTGGCTGGTATGACAAAGCCCCCGACGGGTATGAGGTCGAGCCGCAATACAAGGCCGAGCTTATGGCGGGTCAGATCGTGGATTACTTCATTGCCACGGCTGAGGATGGCCGCCCTTACTTGGAGCGGCGACCGGGACCGACTGACGAGCAATTGGCGCAGTCCGTCCGTGCTGACCGAGATGAGCTACTGCGGCAAACAGATTGGACCCAAGCCGGCGACGTGCCTTTGGCGTTAAGAAAGTCCTATCGCGACTATCGGCAAGCGCTTCGCGACATGACCGACCAAGAGGGGTTTCCGCGAAATGTCGTGTTTCCGGAAATGCCTAACGAGCAACAGTAGCAGCCGCTAACGCGGCTTTTTTTTCGTCTACAGGGGACGCGATGTTGTCGCCTCTTAGGATATTCCATGGTTGACGAACATCTGTCCGATGCATTCATCAAGTCTTTGCACGCACGCGTGGTGCAAATGGAGCAAGACATGGCCCACAACGCGGCAGCCACTGCGCGCAATACGGAGTCGATTGAGACGATCCGGCAGAACACACAGGACATCGTAGACACCTTCGCGGCGCTGGCCGGTGGGTTCAAGGTCTTGCAGGGGCTGGGCCGACTTGCGCGGCCGATTGGATACATCGCCACGGCGATCGCGGCCACTCTAGCCGCAGTGGCTGCGGTGAAGGGGATTTGGAAATGATCTCGGAAAGCCTGAAACGCAAGTTGCTTGCAACCGCCAGCGCCGGTTCGATCGCCATTGCAGGCGTACTGGTCTCGCACTTCGAACCGGGGAAAGCTCGTGGCAAGCCGTATATCGATCCCGTTGGCGTGCTGACGGTTTGCGATGGACATACCGGCTCAGACATCGACCCAAAACGGATCTACACCGACGCGGAATGCGATGCCTGGCGCGACGCTGACCTGGACATTGCTGATCGTGCCGTACGTCGCTTGATCACGGTCCCGCTCAATGACTGGCAGCGCGCGGCTTTGATCGACTTCACGTACAACCTCGGCGCTGGAAACTTGGCTGACTCGACCATGCGCCGCAAATTCAATGCGGGCGATTACGAGGGAGGCTGTGCCGAATTGGACCGCTGGGTGAAAGGGCGCGTGCGCGGTGTGTTGGTAACCCTTCCAGGCCTAGTGACGCGTAGGGAGGTTAATACATGGGTGTGTCAACAGCGTTGATGGGATGGCGAGGTTATGCTGCGGCTCTGGCGGTAGGGGCGCTAATCGCTGGTAGCGGAGCCTGGAAGGCTCAGAGCTGGCGGTTTGGCGCTGAGATTTCGGACCTCAAGCGTGAGTATGCTGAGGCGCGGGAAGCAGATTCCCAGGCGACTGTGACTGCCATAGAGGCGGTGAGAGACGAAGAGAGGCGGCGTGTCGCTGCTGTGGAGAAAGCCCGTGATGATGCAACGAAACAGGCCGAAGCCGCGGCTGGTGATGCTGCTGGCGCTCGCGCTGAGCTTGGCCGGATGCACGCCCACGCAAACGCGCTGGCTAGCGCCGCAGTCGCCCGCGATCCCACCGCTGCCGACGGAGGCCCGACAAGAGCCGCTGCCGTCGATTTGCTCGCCTACATGCTCGGCCGGGTTAGCGAACGAGCTACAGAGCTTGCGGAAATTGCAGATCGCGCCCGCATCGCCGGATTGACTTGCGAGAGATTGCACGAGTCTCTCGATCCGAGTGAATAGTTACCGGTCGACATGTGGGAGGCGCGGGTGATGTAACGATGGGTATAATCGGGCCGGTCCCCATTAATTAATTTTCCTTTCACAATGAAACAAGTCCTGCGCAAGATTCTGGTTGCCGCTTTTTTCGTTAGTTCGCATTCCGCTATTGCTGGGACCTGCCCCTCTATTGGAGCGGCTCCCCGGACCATCGCGTCGAGCGCCGAAACTTACGCAACCACCAAGGGCTTCAGCCTGCGGGAAGACGGAGTAGTGCTTTACGACTACGGCAAGGCTTTCAATGGCTTGGGAAAATGGGCCGACCCTTTTTTCAATTCTAATTACGCCCTCGGTTTGTATCGGGATTTCTTGAATACGAACTGCACGGATGAAAAGCTTAAAGAGCAATTCCTGAATATTGCCGACTGGATGATCTCGGAGGGCAAGACTCGTGGGGATATGCTGGTGTGGGAGTACCCATTTTCCGACCCGAACTTCCAGTTGGCCCCGGGATGGATTTCCGGTATTGGGCAATCCCGTATGGCGAGTGTCCTCCTGCGAGCGAATGCGGTGACGGGCAAGAGTGAATACAAAGCCGCAGCGGAAGCTGCCATGCGTGCGTACGAACACACCATCACGGAGGGCGGCGTGATGGTTTATGAAGGGGACGTTGCGTGGCTGGAAGAAATGGCCGACATCAAGGGCAATAGCTTCAAGGTTTTGAACGGCCACATCACGGGCTTGGCCGGTATTCTCGATTACTACGCTATCACGAAGGATGACAAATGGATGGCGGTCGTCAAGCGTGGCGTGGCTGCAGTGAAGCGCGATATCCCGAAATTCGATGCCGGATTCTCGTCATACTATTCTCTAAAAATGCCGAGCAATGCGAGGCCCATCGCGCCTCGTGTTGAGTACAACGCCCTTCACGTGTCGCAACTCATTTGGATGTATGAGAATTTTGGCGACCCCGAATTTTTGACCTGGGCAATGCGATTTCATGCTTATGACATGAACGATGATAGGTACAGCGCATCGTCCTCCATTGACCCGATCAATCACGGCCCGGCGTCTTTGCGGGGCCTGTACGGTGACCACTACTGGTCGGCCTCTCAATTCCCTGCTGACGTCTCAATCAAGCTGAGCGGAATTGAGAAAATTACGGGTGTGGCCATTGATATCAACATAGCGCAAGAGCGGCCAATTAATTTTTCGGTTGAAGCTCGCCTTGGCGGCAAGCCTGTTAGCCAAAAGCTGGTCCGGGAGAATGCCGCGATTCATCTGGATGTCCTATTCGATGCTCCTATCGACGCAGACGAGGTCCTTGTTTCGTTTAAGGATACTGCTGACAAGGATATTTTGGCGATAAAATCGATGATGGTGTTGCGAGAATCGCCTCGGTATTCGGCCGTGGCGAACGATTGCAATTTCAGAATCCGTGGGATGCATGACCCGGCAGAGTACAACTTGAATGACGCTTTGAATCCCGGACCGCATCAAATGCACACGTATTGCGCTGGGTGGATAGTACTGCCCCGCGATAAAGACATGACGATGCTATACGCTGCTGGCGGTTATGGGGCAACTGGCGGATTCGTAGTTGAGAGTAGCGATGATCTTGTAAATTGGAAGAAAATTGGCAGCGTCCCCGCAGCGGGAGGGGAAGTCGAAGGATTAACAAATTCGTACGTACGCGTTTCGTTCGATGAAACCATGACGACGATCCGTGAAGTGTTTTTATCAGGCGACTCCGTAATTGAATGGCGAAAGCCTTCTATCCCAGCTTGGGGTGATTCTCGCATCAGTGGCAATGCTCTCCCCGCACCGGGCAGCGCCGTGATACGGTAGCCAGCTCTTAACGATTGCATCATCCCCTTGCGGGTGTGGTTGCCGTGAAAAAAGCGCCCCAAGATGGGGCGCTGATCTATCTTCAGTTGCGGTGTCGCGCGGTGGCGCGAGGCACATGGCTACCACTCCCCATCGGAGGTGGTAGCCACGACTTCCTGGACAGGTTTCATTGCCTGATCCACTGCATCCACCACCCCTGGTAGTAGCGCCGGCCGTCGATCTCCTCGAACCCGCAGACCATCATTCCGCGGTCGGACGAGAAGGTCAGAAGTTCGGGCTCGAGCAGATCGGGAATGGCTCCCTTGTCGGTTGCGCCGAACTTCATCAGGTCGTCCATCGTCATGACGCGGATGGACCGCTTCATGTCGTCCCGCATGACCGAATACATGCGGACGGTGCCGGTAATGGTCGGGCCTGGGTCGCGGTCGTGACGCTTCTGGCCGAGATGGTGGGTGCGGGTGACGGTGCAGAGCATGATGCGCGGGAAATATACTGTATGGACATACAGTGTAATCGCGCCTAGAATTCGCGCAATTCGGCCCCCTTTATGGCCGACGGGGACGGAACATGGCGGATCTTGGGGAGTGGGCGCAGCGAGACGAGTATTACTGGGCAGGCCCGGGCGGCTGGACCATTTGCCGCGTGTTCGCGCAGGCCCGCTGGCAGTTCGAAGTGTGGGCGGGCAATGGCACGCGCCACGGGATGGAAGCATCCCTGGCCAAGGCCATCCAGCTTTATGAGCGCGTCAAAGGCTGACGCTATTTGCCGGGCATCGGCGTGGCAACCAGCTTGTCGGCCGGGAAGGGCACCAGAAAGTCGCGGGTTGCCTCGGCCGGCGCGGTTAGCCAGTCGCCGTAGGCGCCTTCTGGCAGGATGACGACCATCCGCTTTTCCTTGCCGGCCTGGTGGTAATTGCGGAAGAGGGGATCGTCGTCCGCGTTGATGGTCAGCATGGTGTAGCTCTCCTGGACCTGGCCGGCCGCGTCCCGCCAGCGATCCCAGAGGCCGGCAATCCCGAGAGGCGCGCCATCGGCCCGGGTGAAGCGCGTTGCCACCGCGGCGCCGGATCTCCAATCTGGCTCGAAGATGGCGTCGGCCGGGATGATGCAGTGCTGGCCGCGGCGCCAGGCGTTCCCGAAGGTGAAGGACTTGGGCGCTGTCTCGCTGCGCGCGTTGAACGTCGACAGCTTCCCGGCCTTGTCCAGGCCATCGGCTTTCGTCATCGCACTGATCAGGCCCCAGCGGCCGGCCACGGCCTCCCGCTCCGGCACCGCCTCGTCGCCCGCGTCATGCTCCACCGGCCGGCGCACGAAAACGCCCTGGTAGCGCGGCCACATGTCGTACTTGCCGATCGCTGCCGGCTTCTCGCGCACGCCAAACTTCTTGAGCAGCAGCTCGGCGTCCTTCAAGGTCTGGTAATGGCTGCACATGGAACCCTCCAAGGAGGATCCCAGTATAGGGTCAGGCCTTGACGATGGGAGGGCGCTGCCGGCGGTGCGCGATGTGTTCCAGATAGATCTGGGTCAGCGCTTCAAGGGTGCGCCGCTCATCGTCGGAAAGCGCTTCGAACAGTTCGGGCGGGATGTTGGGGAAGGGCCAGGTGTTCATGGCTGTGACTCTACTAAATGTAGGTAAGCTCCGGGCATCTTTAATGAAATCTAAGACCGACTGACGTCGATAGTCCGGCGTAGCACTGGCCGCACACCCCCCTGCTTAGAATATGACTACTAGCTTGGAGCCGCCGAGACAAAATAACAGCAGACTCGCTACTCCACAAATGACCTGACCCCACCATAGGGCTTCGAACACAGGTAGGTTTGGAAGCGATAAGCAGGCTTTGGAATAGGTCTCGGAAAATTCGTCGCGTTGTTTCTCCCAAGCCTGGGCCGCGTACGTGTGCATGAGCCAGCCGAGAACCAAGCCAATGAATGCTAGGCCTATCCCCCAAACAAATGACGAAATTGGCAGGGAACTCCTTGAGCCTTCTTTAGCGATCTGGGCCAAGGCTACGGAGCCGGCAAGTCCGGCGCCATTCAGGACAAACAAGGCCCGGAAGCATTCCAATCCCCATGTGTCTGCCCGGTCATTCGACTTTTCCACCGTGATGTTCAGTGCGTCGTGGTAAAGCCTGGCTTGGTCGGCGTCTTCGACCACTTCATTGTTGCTATGTTCGGGCATGGTTTGGTTTCGATGGAAGAGATTAAATACTAGCTTGGGGAAGAATTCAGGGAAGAATAGGGGATACGCAGGGGAATGATAAAAGCGGGATTCCTTTAGAATCAACATGATAGACCCCCGGCAATCCCCGTCATTCCCCATCTATCTGGGTTCGAGCCCCATCAGCCACCCCAAGAATTTCTTAAAAAACAGACGCTTATAGCGTCTGTTTTTTTTCGTCTGATGAAAATCAGAACCAAACATCAAACTTTAGAACGGCGCAACTCGGTAGCAGATGCCTTTTTGACTCTTCTTCTATCGTAATTTTTGCGGGTTGTGGCTGGGTTGCGTGAGCCGCAAAGTCATCAGCATCCAATGCCCGGTCATTCAGCTTGGTCGTGATCGCCGCACATGTTTACGTCTTGGAGCGCGAAGTACAGCGGATGCTCGGTGGCCGGTGCAGCTTCCAGGATAGTGAATACTCAATTATGGGTATGCTGTCCGTTGGTTTTTTTCGTCTACTTGTTCCTGGCGACACCCGCCATTTTTAAAAGGAGCGAGACATGGCCGAGATACAAATAAACAAGGCGCAATGGGACGAGGTGGACGCAGATACCCGTCAGAAGATTGTCGAGGGATTCAGAAAGGTGGGAGCGCTGAGAGCGGACGACAAAATAGTCGCCGCTGCTGATGTAGCCCCTTTCACTATCGACCAAAAACTTGCTGCCTTGCAAAAACCGCTAGGCGAGGGGTTCTTTCAGTTGCGGGATCCCTTCCGGGACGCAGCCTGTGATATTGCCGCGGCCGGGGCGCTAGCTTGGTGTACTGCAAATACGGCTGGGGTCGGCTATGCGGCCTGCGTTGCGGCGGCTGAGGCCGCGCGCAACGCTTGCAAGGGCTAAGAGCCGACCCATACTGCACAGGTGTCGCGGTGCAATGGGCGACGCCAATAGATGCGGTGTAGCGTCCAAACAGAACCCGTCGAGTGAAAACTGGCGGGTTTTTTTTGCGCATCGGTACTCAAATCAAGCTTCATGCCAGAGATGCCCATCCTCCAGCTTTGCTGCTCGGCTCAGGTACGGATAAAACGTCGTACCCCAAACAAGATAGAGCGGATTGACGTCCAACTCATCACGGATATACGACCGTACATGGGCTCAAGGTCGCTACCGAAAGGACCTAGTCCGAACTTCGGACTGCCGCTAGTCCGAATCCAGGACACATCGCTAGTCCAAAGTTCGGACACACAAAACACAACCTTCCAAAAGACAATCAACGGGCGCGGATTGTTGGGCATTCACGTGCACAAGAAAAGACTGCATTTCCCCAACGCACATTGAAAATCTGCTTGACCGTTGCGATTCACACATGCAGAATAGGGCCTGTGTTGATAACTTCTATCAATGCGTCTAGAAAAAGCCCGCCAGCGAAAGCAGCGGGCTTTTTTGCGTTCCTACCGCTCACATCGGCGCATTGCACGACCCCCTGGGCTCGTCACTAGACCTTGTCCATCCCGCCTCGCGTCGCCATTGGCAGCACGGCTCTCTGATCGGGGGCGCAAAGGCACAAACGCAATATGAACTCATACCGGAAGACAGGCCACTGAATGGCCTGCCGTCAGGAGACGGCTGCGCGCAGCATTCGCAGCTGTCTTTCCTTGGCGGACCCTTCGATGGAGGAATGTCTTGAAACTCTCGCAACGATCAAACGCGGGCGATACGAACAGCGGCAAGGATGCGCCAGCGCAAACCTACACCATCCCCGCTGCGCCGGTCGAAATCGACGGCTTCGGAAATTTGTCACTCGACCGAGCTCTACGGGCGCGGTCCTACCTGGAATCGATCACCCAGCAAGCGGAATAGGCGTTGCCAAGGAGTGGGCATGCGCCCATGAAAAGTGATCGGTATCGCAATCTGACTTACCTGGAACCATTCACATGAAAAATCTTGCCCTGCGTTATGTGCAGGACCTGTGCGTCGCGTTCAACGCAACGCCGGGTTTCACCGCCGTGGTGGAGTCCTCTCCCGCACGGGCCGTCGCGCTTGACGCGCCACAGGTCCTTCTGGTGCAACTTGGCGCGGAATCGATCGAAGGTGCGGCGCCGCCCAGGGTGACCCGGCTGCGGGAAATCCAGCTCATTGTCCATACCCGCGGCGACGACCATCTGGCGCTTGCCGAGCAGGTATTCGAACAAGCGCATCCCGTCGTCATGGCCTACGCCGATCCGAGCATCGTGATGGTCGCCGAGTTCGGGACTGACGATGCCAAGTACGCCAATGGCGATCTGCGCCGCCAGGTGGTGACGAAGCGGTATCGCATTACGTATCAGACGGATGAACACACGCTGGGCCGTCCGGCCTAAGAGAAATTTCCCATGACGTCGAAAGGCGTATAGGGAGTATCGGGAACACCTGCGGGCCGAGAGGCTCGCTTTTTTTTTACCGCGCCAAGTTGCGCACACGCTGTTAAGTCAGCATCAACTGCAACTCAATAGGTCCCGCAAGGGCCTGACCCTAGAGGAAAACAAATGGCTAAATCGACCCGGAAAACGCTTCTGCTGGCGAAAATTCAAACGGCGCCTGGCGCGGACCCGATTCCCACCGGTGCTGCCGATGCGATGCTGGTCCGTAACCTGACGCCGACGCCCCTGTCGGCGGAATTCGTCGATCGGGAACTGCTGCGCCCGTACATGGGAAACGCTGGCCAGATCGCTACGACGCAATACTCCCAACTTGAATTCGAAGTGGAGCTCGCTGGTGCGGGAGAGGCGGGCAAGTCGCCCGCATGGGGCGCATGCCTGCGTGCGTGCGGCTTCTCGGAAACTGTCGCCGAAGGCATTGATGTCCGATACGCGCCGGTCTCCCAGAACTTCGAGCAGATCGGCTTGCACTATTACCTGGATGGCCTGTTCCACAAGATTCTGGACGCTCGCGGCACCGTTTCCATCGACATGACGGCCAAGGGCATTCCCGTACTGAAGTTCCGCTTCATCGGCGCCTATCAGCCGATCAAGGATTCGGCGATGCCGGCCGACGTGAATTTCGACGCGTTCATGATCCCCAAGGCCGTCAATAAGCAGAACGTGCCCAGCTGGTCGTTGGGCGCGTACACGGGTTGCCTGCAGACGCTGTCGATCGATATGGCGAACGAACTGGTCTGGCGCGCGCTGATCAACTGCGAAGGCGCCGAAATCACCAACCGTAAGCCGACCGGCAAGATCTCCCTGGAGCTGCCGCCGATCGCGCAGCTGAACTGGCCGGCGATGGTGTTGTCCGGCCAGGGCGCGCCGCTGACGATTACCCACGGTATCGAGGCGGGCAACGTCGTCCAGCTCAACGTCAAGGACGCCCAACTGACGAACCCGGCCTACTCGGACCTGGACGGCGTCGCCATGCTGGACCTGAACATGAACGTGAACCCCGGCCAAACCGGCAACGACGAGTTGGAAATCGTGGTGCGTTGAGCGTCAGCTTGCGGCAACCGTTCAATCTTTACCTGTGGCGCCCGGAATTTTCCGGGCGCTTTGCTTTCTGGAGATCCCAATAATGGCTTTCATCGCAGCCAAGCGCCCCGTCGCGGCAACCAAAATCGACCTGACCGCCAATGACCAACATGGCAATGCCATCAATATCGAGTTTGTGGCCCAGTACCGCCGGCACATGCCCGATGACCTAGCCGACCTGAAGGATGGTATGGCGAATTCGGTGCGCGTCCAACAAGGGCTGGAACTGGTCGAGCGACCCGATGGTTCGCCGGTTCCGCCGTATGCATACACGAGCGATATGGCGTTCATCAAGGACAAGCTTGTCGGCTGGCTGGGCGTGAAGGACGGCGGCGGCGACGCCATCCCTTATTCGGAGCAGGCGCTGGAGAATGTGTTGTCCGATTGGCCGGAGTTGATCGGGCCGTTGTTCAAAGGGTTTTTCAGTGCCCATGAAGGTGCCCGGCAAAAAAACTGATTGAGGCGGCGCGCTACTGGGCTGGCGGCGCGCAGGCTTCGAAAGACGATTTCGACCTCGACGAGCAAGTGGTCGAGGCCCTGCGCGCGGCGGGAGCGCCGCCAGAGATTACTGCGTCAGCGTCAAAGCCGGGCGATACGGATGGCGATCACTTCGAAGTGTGGCCGGAGAACTGGGATGCACTCTCGGTCTTTCTGGCCTTGGGCAATGTGTGGTCATGGGTGACGCCCGGTATGGGGGAGCCTGTACGCGTCGGGATTCCCGCGACAGAGATCAAAGCGACTTTTTGGTTCACTGGAATCAAGAAGTGCGAGCGGCAGCGGATTTTTCAAGACATACGAGCCATGGAGCGGGCCGCGCTCGATGTGTTTTCGGCGAGAGCCTAAGCGACGAGAGTGGAGTAAGGAATGGCTGACAAGAACCTGGGGGTTCAATCAACGGGCGATGCGTCCGAACGGGTGCGTGCCTATGGCACGGGCGAAGCCGCCGCCGCCAAATATGCGGCGGCATCGGCGGGGGCAATGGAGGTGGCGGGGGCGGCCGCGGGCAAGGCGGAGGCCGCGAGCCTCGCGGCCGCCAGCGCCAGCCAGGCGTTGGGCCAAGCGGCTGCAGAAGGCGCGGCAAGCATGCTGGCGGCCAATCGCGTGGCTGTTGAGCGCGCCGGCGCCCTCATGGGGCTGGCCGCGGCGGCCAGGGATGCCGCCGCGGCGGAGCGTGAACTTTCGGCCGCGGCTGGCGCGTCTCGGAGTCCTCCACCGCAGGATCGGGGTACGGCTCAGACCCGCGCGGTTCAGCCTGCAGAGCCGAGCACCGATCTATTGCAGCGTGCGAGCCAGGTCAAGGATACGCTTGACCTGACGATTCCGGCGGCAAGGACGGTGGGCGCCATTTTTGGGAGTTGGGCATTGCCGCTGTCCGGGGCGGCGGCAGGCGTTGGGGCGCTTAGCGCCGCCTACATGGGCGGGGCGGAAGAATCGCGGGAGTATGCGCGCACGCTGATCAAGACGGGCGATGCGGCGGGCTTGAGCGCCGAGCAGATGCAGGACATGGCGCTCCGCATCAGTAGCTTGGCGGGAACGCAAAGCCAGGCTGCGCAGGCCATCAACCTGCTTGCGCTGAACACCGCGGTCAGCTCGGACGGCATGGAGCGTGCGGCCCGGACCGCGGTGGTCTGGAACCAGGCGACCGGAACGGCGATCGCCGAGACGGTAGGAGCCTTCGGAGAAATCGCGAATGCGCCGCTGGCGGCCACGGTGAAACTCAACGAAGGTATGAACTTCCTGACCGCCAGCACCTACGAACAGATCCGGTCGTTGGTGGAACAGGGCAGGGTTGCGCAAGCCGCCGACATCGCACAGCAGGCGTACGCAGACGCGCTGATGGACCGCGCGCCAAAGCTGGAGCAGCAGTTGGGGGGGCTTGAACGCGCATGGAAAAGCATCAAGTCCACAGCCATGGGTGCTTGGGACGCCATGGCCAATTTGGGGCGCGACCAGACTCTGGAAGAGAAGATCCACACTCACGCGGCGGTCGTTCAGAACCTGGAAAACAAGTACCAAGCTTCTCTGACGCGGAACCGAGCGTCTGGAAATCTTTCCGCCAAGCTTGCCATGGCTCAAGATCTGCAAGCCGACCTTGAGAAACAGTACTACGCAACGCTTGCGGTGAAGTCCGAAGGCGCGGCCCGTAAGCAAGAGACGGATCAAGTCACCGCGCGCAACACTTACCTGTCGGCGAATAGCCGGATGACGGATGGCCAACAACGCATCAACGCAATCCAAGCGGAGAATGCCGAATTCCGTAAGGCGGTAGGGGACCTGGAAGAGGGAACGAAAGAGTACCAGGAGGTATATGCGGCGCATGAAACAGCACTCGCCCGCATCAACGCGAGATTCGATAGTCAAAGGAATGCCCCGAAGAGAACGCCGCGGCTACCTCCTCTGCCGTCGCGCTCGACCCTCGCTCCTGTCGAGGGATCTTCTGGCACGTCTAATACCAAGCTCGAACCGCCCAGCGCTTTGGACGAGGCGAACTTGGCCATGTCTGACTTTGCGAAAGCCCGCAGTTCGCAAGCTGAGTCGCAGCTGATCGGCATCGGACTGACCGCGAATCAGCGCGCGGCACAAACCTCCCGTGCTCAGGTAGTGGATCGCTTTCAGCAGATCCGCAGCAGCTTTACAGCACGGACCATGCGCGAAGGGGGAGGGCTTGAAGCCCTGAATTCGACGGCCTATGCCGAGGGGATGGCTGCGATCGGCCTGGGGGGCGAACAGCAACTTGCCGACGAGGATGCACAGACCCAGAGGCGAATTGGCATGCAACAGGACTGGACGGTGGGCGCCAAGCAGGCCTACGGCGAGTGGGCGGAAAGCACCGGCAACCTCATGGAGCAAACCAAGGGCGTGGTGTCCTCAGCTTTTACGGGCATGACCAATATGGTCACGCAGTTTGTGATGACCGGCAAAGCCAGCTTTAGCGATTTTGCTCGGAGCATTCTTGCTGATATGGCGCAGATCGCGGTCAAACAGGCCGTTCTGCGGGTAGTGACATCCGCCGTGGGGTTGTTTGCCAACGCCAAAGGCGGAGTCTATTCGTCCCGCAGCTTGTCCGCCTACTCCAACGGCGTCTACGACAGCCCGCAGTTCTTCGAATTCGCAAAGGGGGCAGGGGTTTTCGGCGAAGCCGGGGCCGAAGCCATCATGCCTTTGAAACGTGGTCCCGACGGCAGTCTGGGCGTCAGGGCCGACGTTCCCCAATGGGCGCCGCAACCGACGACTACGGCGGGCGCGTCCGAAGTCAACGTCATTACGTCCATTCAGGTCATGGGCGACGGCAATGTGAACGAGACGAAGGACACCGGCAACAACGATTCCGCCCGGATGCTGGGCGACATGATCTCTAGCCAGACCAAGGCAATCATCGCCCGGGAGCTACGTCCGGGCGGGCTGATCTACAACTTCGGAAATAGGGGGTAGCAATGGAAACGTTCAATTGGAGCTACCGGAAGAATCCGCGTGGGCAGATCACGCACCGGACGCTGAAAGCGCAATTCGGCGATGGCTATGCGCAAGAGGCCGAAGACGGCATCAATTCGCGCGTGGAGTCATGGCCGCTTGAATTCTTCGGCCGCGAAGACGAGGTTCGACCCATCAAGGAATTCCTGGACAGGCACAAGGGCTGGAAGCGGTTCTATTGGACGCCGCCGCTGAGCGCGCGTGGAACGTTCAAGACAGCGGGCGAGTACCAGGTCGTGCCGCTAGGGGGCGGATGGTTCACGCTGTCCGTCGTGTTCGAGAGTCGGCCGTAACGGAAAGAAGGGGCTTGGAGTATGGGAATTATCACTGACATCAGCCGCGTGGTGCCAAGTACGGCAGGAGACGTCGACGGTGTGGTGCTGTTTACTGGCGGACAGATCATTCAGAACCTGACGGTGTCGTCCGCGCTGCAAGACGTTGCCTTCAGCGTTGGCCTGAAACGTGGCACCGTCGTCTATTCATTGGTCAAGAAGCAGACGTTACGGGGCAACTCTTCCCTGCGCTTGCGGCTTCCACCCTTTCGATTGGACGCTAACGACCAGTTGCTGGCGTTCAGCGACGGTCCAGCGATATGGACGGCATTGGGCGCGGAACTGAAGATCGCGCGCAGCACCACCCTGCGCATTTACGCGAGCCAAGGTGCGAATTACACAGCCATCATCGGCCCGGGCACTGGTTCGCCGCCCATCAGAGTGGCGGGGATTGTGGGCTGCGTGCAGGGGAGCAGCGATGCGATAGCGACGTTGGCCGTGTGGGACGGGGGAATCGTTCGGGAGATCATCCCGCCGACCGTCGTCCCGGGGTACGGATCCGTGCGCGCCGTCAATCTTCCAACTGTTTCACCCGGATTCTCGATTCGCGCGCGTTCCGATGCGCGAATGGTCTGGTTTTCCTACGGGGAGAATATTTCTTGAACAACACTACCTCGTTCGGGTTCGTGACTGGCCTTCGCGCGGCTGAAGCAGCGGTCATCGACCTTGATTTCAGATCCGGCGACCTTCCTTCTTCCGTCGTCGCCCCCACCCGCCCGGGCAGCAGCGCCACATATTGCGATAGAGAGCGTATGCACATCGCTGAGCCGGATACCGCGCGTGTTGGCTTTTGCCACGACACGGGCATGTGGGGGCTGGTGCGCGATTGCGCCAGCACGAACCGGGTGGCGTATAGCCAGTATTCTCCAAGCACGTGGGGGGCAAGCACCGCTGGCGCCGAAATCTCCGTGGCAGGCGCCGCCCCGTTCCTGCTGGACTCCGAGTCCTTCGCGCTATGCCGGGCTGGCAGTGGGTATGTATTCCCGGGAAGAGGGACGGTGTCGACCATCTATCCCGTCGATGGCTACAGTGTGGCCTCTATCTTCATACGGCCACTTTCGGCTGCCGCCCGGCCACGATTGCTGTTGCACAACGTGGCGTTCGGCGCGAACCAAACTGTGACCTATAACCCGGTATCGGACGCAGTGGAGGCAGACGCGACGAACGCGGCCGATACCTACATCGGGATGCAGAAGTACCCCAATGGCGTGAGGCGAATTTTCGTGGCGGCGAAGGCGGTGGCCCCGACGGCAACGTATCCGCCCCTCATGTGGCCGACAGGAGCCAATGGAGGCGACTTCCTTTTTGGGGGGATGCAATTGGAGTGGTTAGGCTACCCGACCAGTTATATCCCGACGACTGGAATGGTCGTCACCCGCCTGGCCGACCGGGGGCTGGCGGCAGTCATTGACCCGGCCATGCTGCACGCGATGCAGGGGACGCTGATTGCGGATGTATTCCATGGCCCATCGTTGGCTGCCGACGCGAACGGGTTTGCGGGGTTGGAAAGCGACGACACCGGCACCACGAACACGGAGAACTACTCGCTGCTGGCCTGCAGCCCCGGGACTACAGCCGGCTTGGCCGACAGGCGGATCCGTGCCTACATCCGGAGCGCGGCGACGCCTCAACAGGCGCCCTTGGCTCCGGGGACCGCTCCTAGCGGTGCCCGCGTCATCCTCGGATCGTCATGGGATTCTACGACGGGCGCGATGGTGTTGGCGGCGAACTATGACGGTTCTGTCAGCTACAGCAGTGCCGTTGCCCCCAAGCTGGACGTGACCAAGTTCAATCGTATGCAGCTAGGCGCCATGTATTCCAGCGCCAATCGAAACATGACGGGATTCATTCATCGTGTGCGGTACTTCCCGAGGTCGATGGCGATGGCCGAACTGCGTCAGGAGGTGGGACTGTGAACCAGGTAAACACGCCTCTGCACCTGAACGCGGAATCCCGTAGGGAAATTGAAGCCGCCTTGGTCCGAGTGGGGGTGCTGATCCAGGACCCTGGTGGTTACGTGGAGGCAAGGGGGCCGTTTGATTATGTGTTCCTGGGGCCGCAGCCCTACGAAACAGGCGACACCGAGCCTTCTGACAGCTGCGAAGATGCACCCGTTCTGGGTTGGTATCCAGGGGTGTGGGCTGTGGTGTTCGGGCCGATATCCGAAGCACAGCTGGCGTTGTTGCCACTGCCTCCTGCCCAGCCCTTTCCGCCCATGGTCGCGTTGTGACCCGAACTGCCGATTAAACCCAAGCCCGCACGATGCGGGCTTTTTTTTGGGATTCGAGAGATGACCCCAGCCTTGATGCAGGTCTTTGTTTTTAATCCGCCTGAAATTGCACTAGGGGATGGACGTGATTATTGACGAAACGATTACTGGATTCAGCACAGCCGGCGTTGACTTCACTCTGGCGCCGCCGTCATATATGCCAGCCAGCATTCTTGCGAGCGCGGCCGCTGCCGATACTGTCATCGAAATAGGCATCTGCACGTCGGCGGACCCTGCCACGTATCGCCGGATCTTGTCGCCGCGCATATTGCAGACAGGGCAGGCCGCGCGTATTCGATTACCGCCCATGCGCATGAATGCCGGTGTCGGTGCGCAGTTGGTGGCGAAGTCGGACAAGACTGTGAACTGGCTGGTCGCCAGTCAACGTTTTGGTGCGTCCAGCCGTGTCACTTCGCTTCGCACCTTCGTTGTTCGCCCGAACGTTCGTACGGCGATTTACGCACCGAACGCGGGGCAAAGACGTTGGCGAGTGCCGGGAATTGTCTGCTGCAATCCCACGGCCGCGTCTTCCCTGGTGACGCTGAGCTTCAGCCGCGTAGAAGGGACGAGCACCGTCTATCGCGATATTGCGGGTCCCGAACTCGTTCCGCCGTATGGATCGCTGCGGCTCGCCGTTCCCCAAGTGGTAGATGCCGACAACGGACCACTCTCCCTTTATGCGAACAGCGAAACCGCCAGCATCTGGCATTCCTACGGAATATTTCTCCCATGACGTCTGCAACTTTCGGGTCTATTTCAGAACTCGCACCCGCCATTTTTCCCGATTTCTCCGTGGATTTCTCAGATGGAAACGGTCCGGCCAACTTGGTTGGACCGGATAAGGGAATCACCGGCCAGCGCACCTATTGCGATCAGGGCCGCATGTACATCGCCGCCGATGGGCAGCCCAGAATCGGCTTTGACCATGACCGTAGGCGCTGGGGGTTGCGACGCGACGTTGGGTCCGAAAACCTGGTTTCGCGTTCTCAGTTCGAGATCAACCAGTGGTCGTTCACGGCGGTTGCGACGGAGCGCTGTTCGCACAATGTCGCCGATTTCCTGCTGCCCAGCGAGCGGTGTTCCATGATGGACTACCGCGGCGAGGCCAATAGCTACGTGCGCGCCACGATTGCTGCGTCGATCAATTACGTGGAGGGAAGCTGGTACACCGCGTCGGTTTTTTTCAAGAATCTGGATCAGGCCGGGGTCGATGTTCGCTTAAGGCAAGCCGCCGAACCGTTTGGAGGCTACCAGGACGCCACCTATCTTGCCGCGAGCGACTCGGTGGCGATGAGCTCGGGAAGCAGTACGAATTCTATCGTGGGTCTGGAAAAATACCCTGACGGATGGCGACGCCTGACCATCACGTCGCTGTGCACTGCGGGCGGCAACCTTCGCGGCCCGTTGCTGTGGCCCGGCGGTACGCGACAAGGGCGGTTTCTCTTTGGCGGGTTCCAACTGGAGAAGCTGGGATTTTCGACGTCCTACATTCCGAAATCCACGGCCACGGCGATAAGAGGGAACGAGCGAGGCGTCTTCGCAATGCTGCCTGGTGGAGTGTTGCTTGGCGCTAACTCGGGAACGATCTGGACTGACCACTGCATACAGACGCGCCTTCAAGGCAGCGCGGTAGGCATTGCGGGGTTCGACCGGGTGCCTGCTAGTGCACCCTATCTGTCCGCAGCAGCGACATTCAGCATCGCCATGCCTGCTCAGCAGGTTGCCCGGCTCTATTTCATTGGCCGGGACGGCGTATCGGGCAATCCCGGGGCGCCCCAGAACTTCTCAGACGACCGCCGGGACACCTTCTGCGCCAGTTGGGACAACGAGGCAAAGTCGATGGAGCTTTGCCATCTGTATGGCCACACCAGAACGGATCCAGTCGGGATACATCCGACCTTTCCGGGCATGGATCCTGCCATGTCCGCAGACCGCATGTGCCTGGGATCCATGCACAGTGCGACGGGATTCATCGCGACTGGCTGGATCTACGGCGTTCGCCTGTATCGCCGGAAGTTGACCCGAGACCAGATGATGGAGGAAGTCGGACTATGAGCACCATTCATAACCCTCGCGACGGCGTGCTGCTGGTGCGTTGCGCCAGTGACGAAGCGTTACTTCAGGCGGGCCGCCGCAATGGCCTCGTGACAAACCTTCCCATCGATGGCACCGCCGAGTGGTCGGATGGCGTGCTGGTCTTGTCGGGACGCCCCGGCCTTCGCGGAACGGGACGCTACCGCGATGCGGGAGAAGAGGGCAGGGAAGAAATCATGGAAACGTCCCCCCATCTGTACGCCATGATCGTCGGAGCCGACCCGCAGGATCTCCGTTATCAGGATTTCGACATCGTCCACCAGGCCGAAGGCTGGGACGTTCCAGGATGGGGTGAAGCATGAAAATCTACGGAGACGTACAGCGCCTGGACTTGGGCGAACTGGTGGATCTTTTCGAAATTGACCTTACCCCGTTTGGAGGTGAACACCTGCGCTTCCATGGCTACCTGCAATTGCAGGTGATCAAGTGGCAAGGAAACGAGTATGGTCCCTGGCCGCTGCAGATCGAAGGTATTGAAACGAAGGGCGACGGACCATCCCCGACGCCTACGCTCTCGGTCGGCAATATCGGTTCGGACAAGGACGGGAACCCGCTGCCCGGTGTGATCTCTGCCCTTTGCATGCAGTACCGGGATCTGAAGGGCGCACGGGTCACGATGCGCCGCACGCTCGGGAAGTACCTGGATGCAGACAATTTCCCGGAAGGCAATCCAGAGGCCGATCCGGCCCAGGAGTTGCCGCCGCAATCGTGGGAGATCGAGCTCAAGCAATCGGAAAATTCGCAAAGCGTGAGCTTTGAGCTTGCCACGGTCATGAACGCGGACGGTGTGCGATTACCCGGCCTGATCGTCCAGACCAGCGTCTGCCAGTGGACGCGAATCGGAGGCTATCGCGGTTCGTACTGCGCGTATGCCGGACAGGCGATGTTCGACCGCGACAACCAACCCACCACGGACCCCGCCGCCGACCGTTGCCCCGGTTTGCTCTCATCGTGCCGACTTCGGCTGGAGGCGACCAACGGCGGGTTTGCGGGCGGCAACATGAATTTCCTGGCCTTTCCGGCCGCGGATCGATTGAGGGGATGAGGATGAAAAAAACAACGGTTGCCGCCATTCAGCGCCACGCCATGGACCGCTATCCGCAGGAGTGCTGCGGGGTGGTGATCCGCCGCGCAGACACCCTTGCCGAGATATATCTGCCTGCGGAGAACGAACTTGGCCCGGAAGAGGCGTTGAAGGCTTTCGAGATCGGCGGCGCGTTCATGGCTAGCGCCGAAGACCAGGGAACGCTGATGGCCATCATCCACTCCCATCCCGATGGCCCAGACGAAGCGAGCGAAGCAGACCAGGCCGCGTGCAATGTCAGCGGGCTGACCTGGTACATCCAGCCTCTCCATCGTGGCGACGATGGGGCGTTGCGTTGTACCAACCTGATCGGCATCGCCCCGGCATCGCAAGATGCGCCGCTGGTGGGCCGCCAGTTCGCCCATGGAGTCCTGGATTGCTACGAACTGATCCGGGATTGGTTCAGGCGGACGCGCGGCGTAGAACTTGCCCAGCACGAACGCGAAAACGAATGGTGGCGAAAGACGCCTGAAAAAGATCTGTACATCAGCAACCTGGCGGGCGACGGCTGGCGGGTGCTGGGCGACGGTGAGCCGCTGAAGGCCGGCGACATGATCGTCATGCAGGTGGCTTCCGTCGTGCCTAATCACGCAGCGGTCTACCTGGGCGACGAACCCGTGCCGGACTACCAGGAGCCTTACATGCGCCGTGATCGGATCTTGCACCACTTGTACGGGCGCCCCTCGGCCATCGATGTTTATGGCGGCATGTGGAAGCACTGCACGCGCGTGATCGCGCGGCACCAGAGTCAGGAGTAAGACGTGGAAAACATGAATGAAACCGAAGTCCGTACGATCTTGCTGTACGGCCCGCTGCGCGCCCGGTTCGGCCGCGAATTCCGTCTGGCCGTCAGCAATATGCGCGAGGCCATTCATGCGCTAAGCGCGCTGGTTCCCGGCTTCCGCCAATTCATGGTGCAGGCGGCGGCAAGCAAGCAGGAGTTCGCGTGCCTGCATGGTCAACGCCGTATCGGCGAGGAGCGCCTTGGGGAGTGGTTGGATAGCGAAGAACCCATCCGGATTGCCATGGTGGTCAAAGGGAACAAGCGAGGCGGATTGTTTCAGATCGTGCTGGGTGCTGTGCTTATTGTGGCCGCGACGATAGCGAGTGGAGGCGTTGTTGCCGCCGCCTTCGCCGCCGAAGGGTTGATTGGAGCTGCTGCCTGGATGGGGGCATCGCTGATTTTGGGCGGCGTAGTGCAAGCGATTTCCCCGCAGCCCCAAGGATTATCCGCCAGTGATAGCCCTGAGAACGGCGCCTCCTACGCGTTCAACGGGCCCGTGAACATGGTCGCGCAGGGCAATCCGATTCCCATCGCGTACAGCGATCCCGACGGTTTTGTGTGGATGGGGTCCGCCACCTTGTCGCAGGGCATCTATTCGGAGGATCAAGTCTAATGAATGTTCACCAATCCAATGACGTGGGCGTGGCCGACACCGAAGTCGCGCTTCAGCACTCCGCCCGCGCGGTTCGGGGCTACAAAGGCAAGGGCGGCGGCGGCGGACGGATCGCAAAGGAAGCGCCCGACAGCCTGCATTCCACGCAATACGCGCGCATCCTGGATGCGGTCAACATCGGCCCCATGGGGGAGATCGCCTCCACGCCGGAAGGCGTTCTGCGTAATGTGTTCCTGGATGGAACCCCCATCATCGGCGAAGACGGTTCAGAGAACTTTCCGGGAGTAGAAGTCCATGTCCGCTATGGCACCCAGACGCAAGATCCGATTCCGGGCTTCCCGGGCGCCGAAAACACCATCGCTGTAGGGACGCAGCTCAAGACGACGAAGAGTTGGACGCAACTGATCACGAACACCGGCATCGACGCAGTACGCGTCACCTTGTCGACCGACCGCCTGACTGAGCAGAACACGAAGAACGGCGACCTGAACGGATACTTCATCGACTACGTCATTGAGGTCATGAGCACGGGCAGTTCGTGGGAGCCCGTGGTGACGGCGGCGATGCGCGGCAAGACGACCCAGCGATACACCCGTACCCATCGTATCGACCTGCCGCCCGAGACGGGGCCTTGGACCGTGCGCGTGCGTCGGATTTCAGAGGACGCTACGGGCGGCGCTATCCAGTCGAACCTGTTCGTCGATGCCTATACGGAAGTGGTCGATACCAAACTGCGCTATCCCATGGTCGCGATGGTGGGGTACAAGATCCCCGCGTCCTTGTTCAACTCCATTCCTTCCCGAGCGGTGCGCGGCAAGGGCCGCGAGATCCGCGTGCCCAGCAACTATGACGCCCGCACTCGCGTATACGCCGGGGTGTGGGACGGGACGTTCAAGCTGTCTGTTTGCGCCAATCCGGCCTGGGTGCTGCTGGATATCCTGACCAACGACATATTCGGCCTGGGAAAGCGCATTAATGTGGGGATGGTCGACCGCTGGACGCTCTACCAGATCGCGCAGTATTGCGACGAGCTGGTGCCAGACGGCCTGGGCGGCATGGAGCCTCGTTTCCGGTGCATCGGCCAGATCATGAAGCGGGAAGACGCCCACAAGCTGATCCAAGATATCGCCAGCATATTCCACGGGATGACCTATGCGCTGAACGGCACAGTGACCGCGCGCGCCGACATGCCCGGCAACCCGGTCTATACCTACAGCCGTGCAAACATCATCGGCGAGTTCGAGTTCGCGGGGACCGCCCGCAAAACCAACTACAACGTGATGCGCGTCTCGTACACGAATCAGGACGATTTTGGCCGGCAGAAGGTCGAAGTGGCCGAGGACACCGAGAGCATTGCCCGCATCGGCCTGCGCGACGCCGAAACCACCGCGTTCATGTGCTGCAGCCGTAGCCAGGCCAACCGCATGGCGCGGTGGGCGATCATGACGAGCCAGGCGCAGGACCGTCTGGTCAAATTCCGCGTAGGCCTGGACTACGCCCTGGTCAAGCCCGGCGAGGTCATCTACGTTGCCGACAATATCCTGGCCGGTGCGATGATATCGGGGCGCTTCCGCAGGGTGATCAGCGCAAGCGTGATGGTGCTTGACCGGACGGCCCGAGTGAAACCGGGCGATACCCTTCTGGCCAACATGCCCGACGGCAGTTGCGAAGAGCGGCGCGTGAGTGCGGTGGAAGTGGGCGACGACGAAGTCAGGTTGACGGTAGCCCCGTTCTCCGATGCACCGCTTGATGAGGGGATATGGTGTGTTCAGGCCGATGACCTGAAGCCCTTTCAGTTCCGCATACAGGACGTGGCGCTGACGGGCCCGATGGAAGCGCAGATTTCTGCGATCCTGGAGATTCCCGGCAAGCATGCGTCGGTGGACTACGGCACGAAGCTGGACTTTCCCGACAACAGCGTAGTGCCCTCGCTGATGATGGCCGCGCCCACGGATGTGCGCCTGAGCAGTTCGACAAGTGTGGATCAGAGCATTGCCCAGCACGTCATGCGTGTTGAATGGAAAGGCAGCAAGGAGGCCCGAAGCTACAGCGTGCAATGGCGACGCGACAATTCGGATTGGATTTCGCTTCCCGAAACAGGGGCGGAATCCATCGAAGTGCCGGGCATCCGCGCCGGTCGCTATCAGGCCCGGGTGCAAGCGGTCAGTGCGCTGGACGTCCGCAGTACCTGGGTGTTATCGGACATGGCGCAATTGTCCGGAAACCTTGAAGCGCCGCCGGTAGTCGCCTATCTGACTGCCTCCAACAATCAGCTCTACGGTATTACGGTCAAATGGGGTTTCCGCGACAGCAGGAGCCCAATCCGCCGCGCGGAGCTGTGGTTCTCGCCAAACAACAGTTTTCAGGACGCCTTGCGCCTGTCTGAAATCTCATATCCGGGGGACTCGTTTTCGATCGCGGGCTTGCCTGCGGGAACGCAGTATTGGTTCTGGATCCGACTGGTGGACTCTACGGGGGAGGCGGGCGAGTTCTACCCGGCGACCAGCGTTGCCGGCGTGTACGGCGTGACGAATACCGATGCCAAGGACTATCTCGACGCTATCAAGGAAGAGGTGTTGTCTTCTGAGCTTGGGCAGCAGATGTTCGAGGACATCGGGAGAATCTCGAGCGGGCTAAGCGGTCTAGGTGAGGTGGTGGGAGAACAAGGGCAGACGTTGACCGATCATGCCCAGCAACTGATCAGACAAGGGGAAGACCTGCGCCTGGAGGCCGCCGCCCGGGTGGCCGCCAATGCGGTGTTGGCGGAAGACCTGGCAACCGAGGCTCAGTCGCTGCAGCAAGGACTCTTGGCAGAGGAGCGTGCCCGTCAGCAGGCCCTGGCCGCAGAGACGACAGCGCGCCAGACTGGGCTGTTGACCGAAGCGCAAGCCCGGCAAGACGGCATAGCGGCGCTATCGAGCGAGTTGCAGCAAGAAGTGCAAGACCGTTTGGCGTCCGTCGACGCCACCGAGCAGTCGATCAATGCGCAAATTGCGACGCTGCATGCGGAGATTGCCGATATTCAAGGAATTCTGCCCTGGGATGCATCCAGGGCGTACGAGCCGGGCAATATCGTGTCTTGGGACGGACGCTTGTACAGCGCCAATCTGGCCAACACCGGGGTGGAGCCCAGTGACGAAGCAACCTGGGAAAAGATCGGCGACTACTCCAGCCTGGCTGCTGTAGTCGGAGACTTGGGGGCGCGCGTTTCCACCGCGGAAGTCGTGCAGGCGGGGCAAGCCACAAAGTTGAGCAGCCTGGAGGCCACGCAAGGTAAGCAGGGCAGCAAAGTCACCGGGCTGGAACGGACCTCCGTTGAGCAGGGACAGCGTCTGTCCTCGGTGGAAACCCAGGCCACGGATAGCGCCAGCAAAATCCAGACGCTGGATACCACGACCACGAACCTCGCCCGCCGTGCGACCACATTGGAAACGCAGTCGACCGCGAGCGCGGGCAAGATATCTCTGCTAGAGGAATCCTCGGCGGACCACGCACTGCGCATGGGCGAACTGCGTGCGACGGCCGCAGACCAGGACGGCGCCATTACCAACCTGGAACGCGTGTCGGCATCCAGCGCCAGCAGCATGCGACGACTGGCGGTGCGCCAGGGCGATCTGCAATCGTCCATTGAACAGGTCGATGCCGTTGCGGTGGGGCTGGCTCAACGGGCTACTACCCTGGAAACGAACCAGGGGCTGCATGGCAGCAAAATCGGAGTGCTGGAATCCGCCACCAGTGAATTGGCGAATCGTACGACGACCCTGGAAACGACGCAGGGGCAGCAGGCCAGCAAGATCACCAGCGTTGAGCAGACGCAGGGCAATCAAGCCCAGCGTCTGGCATCCATGGAGACCACTCAGGGACAGCAGTCGGGCAAGATTTCTTCGCTGGAGGAAACGACGGCGGACTATGCGCTGCGCATGGGAGAGTTGCGGGCAACTGCGGCCGATCAGGACGGTGCGATCACCAACCTGGAACGCGTATCCGCGACCAGCGCCAGCAGCCTGCGTCGGATGGACGTGCGCCAGGGCGATCTGCAGTCGTCTATCGAGCGTATCGAGGTGGTGAGTGCTGGACTGGCTCAGCGCGCCGACACGCTGGAGACCGTCCAAGGTCAGCATGGAAGCAAAGTCGGTGTGCTGGAACAGACGACGCTGGATCAGGGAAAACGTCTGGGTACTGTGGAAACCACGCAGGGGCAGCAGACCAGCAAGATCACCAGCATCGAGCAAACGCAAGGAGGGCATGCCCAGCGGTTGTCGACGGTGGAGACCACGCAGGGCCAGCAAGGCGGAAAGATCTCGACCTTGGAACAGACCTCAAACAGCCTAGCGCAACGTACGGGTACGCTGGAGACCAATTCCCAGGCATTGAGCGCCCAGGTGCGGACGCTTGAAGAGGCCAGCGAGGATACCGCCCTTCGCTTGATGGAGGTCAGGGCGACGGCAGCGGATACGGACTCTGCGGTCAGCGAGCTGGTCCAAGCCACCAAAGAGAACGCCAGAACGTCGCTGCGCATCAGCGCGCGGACGGACCAGAACAGCGCCGGCATCATCGAAGAGCGCGACGCTCGCACGACCGAGAGCTCCGCTTTGGCAAGCCGTTTGGTGATGCTGGAGGCCCAGACGACGGAAACGTTCGATGCGGAAAGGTCCTGGAGCTTCGACGCGGGGCAAGAGGGTTGGACGGCTTTCAATGCATCGAACGTGTTGGTGTCGTGGATTGCTCAGTCGCCTTACTACGTTCGTGCCGAACCTATCGTGGGTACCGCGATTGGCCGTCTTGACCGTATTCTGAAGCCGGCGGAACGGTACGACCCCAAGGTCAACCCCGTGGTCCGCGTCAGGGTTCGATTCCCGAACGGTTGCCCCAGCGGGATGTTCCAGATCTATGTCGCGGTCAATGGCAGTACTAGCACCGGCACGAATGCCCAGCTGCGCATGGTTAGCAAGACGCTTACTGGATGGCAGACGGTGGATTTCGACCTGATGGCAATCAACGAGATCGTTTCGGGCGCCACCGATATCAGCCGTATCATCCTGGGCGATACCCGCACGGCGTCCAACGGCGTATTCGAGGTGGATTTCGTGGGGGTGGGGAGGTATGGTGCACCGGTCAGCCGTGCGGTGTTCCTTGAAGAAAAATCTGCTCGAGTGAGTGCTGACCAGGCCAACGTCGAATCTGTAGAGACGTTGCAGACCCGGGTGAAAGACGTTGAAGGGTCCGTGCAAACGGTTCAAAAATCGGTTCAATCGTTGGACGGAAAGGTCTCCACGACCTGGTCAGTGAACGTCCAGCAGGACATCAACAACCGGAAGTATCTTGCTGGCATTGGCGTTGGGATCGAAAGCCAGGGCCAGGGCAGTCCCGTGCAGTCCGCCATTGCAATGGTTGCCGATAGGTTTGTACTGATGTCACAGGTGGGGGCCGTTCCTCAAGCCGTTTTCTCGGTCGTCAATGGCCAAGCTTTCCTGCGTTCGGCATTTATTCAGGATGGCACGATCACGACAGCGAAGATCGCGGATGCCTCCATTTCCAATGCAAAGTTGGGCACAGCAGCTGTCACCACCGCGAATATAGTTAATGGCGCGATTACCGCAGCGCAGATTGCGAACGCGTCTATCACCGCAGCAAAGATTGCCGACGCGTCTGTCGGAAATGCCAAGATCGCTACTGCGGCAGTGGGCACGTTAACAATCGCGGGCCGAGCGGTGACAATCCCGCAATCCGCGACGGCCCTCGGTGACGTGACACTGACCGTGGCCAACATCCCTGTCGCTTCTCGCCTGATCGTCATGGTCTACCGTGGCACGGGCACATTTGGGGGCGAAACTTCTATTCGCGTCCGAATAAATGGGGTAGAGGTGTTGAATGAACGCGGAGTAATTGTCGGTCAAGATGGGTTCAGCTATATCGGCGCGCCGATGACTGTGATCGCGACTCGAGATGTTCCGGCGGGGGACGCCACGATCATCGTGGATTCTCCATCCGGGCAGTGGAACAACCTGAAACATACAGTTGTTGGACTTGTGGCAATGAGGTGAATGATGGAAACAAGAGACGAAGATAGATTTGTGAGTGCAGTCACGTATAGGCCAGCCTCTGGGGAGGTCGTGGCGATTTACTCGGCCTATTTGGATTCAGTGCGGGTCATGTCAAGAGAATCAGGGTTTCCGTTTGCGATCGCCAATGGGGACCTCGTTTCTGATCCTGATCTGTATTTTGTCGAGGGCGGCGAAATCCACCAGCGGCCATCCATGCGGATTGAACGTTCCGGAGCTCGTTTTGCCGGTGTTCCACGGGGCGCTGAAGTATTCGTGGATGGTGTACTAATGGGCGTATGCGAAGACGGTTTGGTGGAATTGGAGATTCCTGCGCCGGGGCGCTACGCGGTCCGAATCGAACTGTTTCCATTCCAACCCTACAAGGAGGTTCTCTATGAAAGTTAAGGTGCATGTGGCCACTCTCGAGGCCAGAGCACGGTCCTATCCCAGCGTTGGTGAGCAGCTTGACGCAATCATGAAGCTCGCCTCGCATTTGGACTCTGTTGGTCTGGATCTACCCGCATCTGTGCGGGAATGGATCGCCAAATGCCAAGAGATAAAGCGCAAATATCCCAAACCCGATCCAGACAACCAGCCCGCCTAGCGCGGGCTTTTTTACGCCCAAATAGGAGGGCGATCATGAACGAATCACTAAGCACGGCCAGCGCGTCTGGCCTGGTCTTGGGCGCGGGCTTGTTAAGCGTCCTTTTCGACCGCGACCCAAGCGTCGTGATGTGCGCTTTTTTTGGCGCCGTGGTGTTTGTGCTGTCAGCGAAGGAATCCACCCGCCTTGAACGGATCCTGTACCTCGTCGTGTCGTTCTGCGTCGGGGTGATCGGCGCCGACTTCGGCACGCGGGTGCTGGCTGACCTGCTGCCGGGCAGCTATTCCGTCCCGACCAGCATTTCAGCGCTGGTGATCAGCACTGTCGCCGTCCGGCTTTTGCAGTTCGGCATCCGCCGCGTCACCAACCCGGAATTCCCAAGGATCGGAGGGCCGAAACCATGACCGTGGGGTTCATCGTATTCATCTTGAACGGCACGGCATGCGCGATCACGTGCCTCAGTATTCTGATGTACCGACGTAAGGGAGCCCGCTTTCGCCTGGGCGCCAGCGCTGTGGCCTATGCGCTTGTGCTGGCCACCGGCGCGGTAGCAATCCGCACGCTGTACGGGACCTACGGCGGTCCCGTTGACCCGTCCGAATTGCTCATCAATGGGGTGCTTTGCGTATCGATGTTGGCGAGCCGGGGGAACGTGACGGTGCTGTTATCTCCACGAAGGATGTTCGGGAGGGTGAGATTTTGGACCTGACCCTCTTACTTCAAGGAACGATCGTTCCTGCGCTGGACTTGCTGCCTGCCAAGATGGATACGCCCGCCGCGCGCATCTTGTTGCTGGCGATTGGCCTGCAGGAAAGCCGATTCCAGCATCGTCGTCAGATCGGCGGGCCCGCGCGGGGATTCTGGCAATTCGAGCGCGGCGGAGGCGTTCGCGGCGTGCTGACCCATCCGGCAAGCCGTGATCATGCCTATCGGATTTGCTACGCCCGCGGCGTCGCGCCTGTTGCCGCCACGGTGCATGCCGCGCTTGAGTTCGACGACGAGCTGGCGGCCGTATTCGCCAGGCTGCTGATGTGGACCGATGCGTGGCGTCTGCCGGGTGCGGGCGATGTGCAGGGCGGATGGGGTTTTTATGTTCGCACCTGGCGTCCGGGAAAGCCGCATCCCGGGACCTGGCCGGCGCTTTACGCGCATGCCGATGCCGTCGTGGGAGGTCTCGATGTGGCCGCCGCTTAAACGTGTCCAGGGCTGGTTGATGGTGCTCGCGCTCGCCCTGGCAACGTTGGCCGGCGTGTTCTACAGGGGCCGCGCAAATGGAAAGGCGGTGGAACGTCAGGAGCGCGACGCGCAGCTCCGCAGGCAGGCCTCGGCGGCCAGAAAGGAGGTTCGCGATGTGCAAAGGGAGACGGCGCACCTGGATGATGGTGCTATTGCCGATGAGCTTAAGCGTGAGTGGGTGCGTGGCGCCGGCGGCAAGGGTGGGCGTTGAATTTTGCGAGCATGCCAGGCCGGTGTATTTTGATACTCCAGGGCAAGTGGACGCGACGCCGGCGCCCGTGCGCCGTCAAGTGTTGGAGATCAACGAAACCTGGCGGCGGCTATGCCGATGAGCAGGCGTCTTGCCGCCTAAGCCCGCCGCAATGATCTTGTCTTAGCGCGCAACCAGGCGCTGATCCACGCCGTTGCGCAGATCGTAGGGGGACCAAAGAATGCGGCCGACGATACGGATCTCGCGTCCGTCTTGCTCATGCAGCGGGAAGTCCGCGTGAGCGGGATTCAAAGAGCGCGCGAGCCACGTGCCGTCACGGTGACGGACCACGCACTTCACGATCATCTTGCCGCCATGGTTGATGGCGTAGATCGTCCTGGGATGGATCTGGTTCAAATCGGTGATCGCATCTTCGTAGAAGAGCATCGGGCCGCAATGGCGGATGACGGGTTCCATGCTGTCGCCATCGGCATACACGATCCGCATGCGGTCGACAGGCAAACCGAAGGACTGTAGAAATGATCGGCGCAACAACAGTTCGCCGATTTCGGTCTCGTGATAGTTTTCGATGCCGAGTCTGCCCGCCGCCAAGCGCACATCCAGTTCGGGAATCGGCGTGAACTCCTGGTCGTTGGCCGAGTAGCCCGCGTTCGGGACATGGCCGACGTCGACATCGGTGCTGATGCGCAATGCGTGCAGCGGCGACGGTTCGAAGGTCGTCTTGCCGCCGGCCTCCCAAGGCATGGGTTCGCGCAATCGCATCGGGAACGGATCTTCTACACCGTCGATGTCCATGACGCCACCGCGCTGCGCCGACGTGTAGACCGGGTCGGCCACGGCGTATGTCGCGCGCACGCCCATTTGCCCAAGCGCAAGCAGCAAGGCGCCTTCCAGGCGCTTGATCTGATCGCCGGGTAAGGAACGCAACAAGGACTCCGGCACTGACGGAAAGGGCCATTCGGCGCCTGGCTTGGCTCGCGCGGCAGAAGGCGGAAATTCTTGTGGGGTGGGAGGGTGGTCCTGTCCGGTTTCCAGATAAGCCAGCGAAACGCCCAAGGCCTCCGCGAGCAGCCGCCCATGACGCGTATTGCCGCCACCTTCGATCTTCTTGATGGCGACCTGAGAGATCCCAACCCGTTTGGCGAGTTCGGTCTGCGAAAGCTTCAGGCGCTCTCGGCGATCTTTGACTCGGGAGGCGAAAGTGGCGGGGTTCATGGGCGCATCCTATAACCGCGGTTGCATAGGGTCAAAGAACTAAGGTTATTGACTTAATGATAACTGGGGTTATAAACTGAGTTATGGGCACGCGCAACCCAGTTCGCGTCCCAAGAAGTAACCATCCGCTTTGCCGGCTTGCTGCACCTTCGGACGAAAAGATGAATCACGGATTGGAGACGCCCGCTTTTGCCGCCCGTACAGCGCGCCAGACGGGGCATACGCAAATCGCCAACGAGCTCTTGGAAGCGATCACTAGGCATCCCTTCAAGCAGACTGCGCTGCGCGTGCTGTTGGCGCTGGTCCGCAAGACTGTCGGCTTCAACAAGCAAGAGGATGACTTGTCCGCGTCGCAATTGGGCGCGTTGCTGGGAACCATGAGGCGGCAGCACATCACCACGGTACTGAACGAGCTCGCGGCGATGCGCGTCATCCACAAGCGGCCAGGGCGCTACGGCTCGGTCGTAGGAATCAATAAAGACTATTCGCAATGGCTGGCGCGTCCTGATTGCGGGCGGGCAAATGAAGACCGGCCGATGGGGGCCCCGAGATCAGCCGAAGCGGGCGAGGTTGCCTTGCAGGACGCCGAGCTCGCCTTGTGGCCATCAGACCATAGCGGCCTGGCGTCCGCCGTCAGTACGCTGCCGTTGATGGATGGATCGGAGCATGCCGCGCGGGCAGATCAAGTTGCGCAATGGAGCGCCGCTTTTCCTGACGTCGATGTGGCGGCCGAGTTGCGGCGGATGCGGGTCTGGCTGGATGCCAACAAGGCTTTGCGCAAGACGAGTCGAGGAATCGACCGGTTCATTGTCAGCTGGCTGGGGCGCGCGCGACGCGACACGGCCAAGCCCCAGTACGTTCGCCCCAACCGGGAAGGGAATCCGCAAAGAGGACAGATTCATGGAAATTTCAATGAGCAAGACTACCGTGCCGGGATTTCGGAAGATGGCCGGTTTTAGTCTCGAAACTCACGTGCGGCAGTGCAGCGTCCACGGTGAGTATCAGGCGCTGCAAACCCCGGTGGGGCTGTCTGAGTGTCCGCAATGCAACGCCCGCCGCCAGCAGGCCGCGCTGTTGCGGCAAGAGGCCCAGGCCTTCGAGCTTGCCCAACTGCGGCGTGCGGCGATTCCCGAACGGTTCTCGGATCGCCATATCGACACGTTCCATGCCACGAACCCGCGCGCTCAGGCTGCGCAAGACCTGGTGCGCACCTACGCCAGCGAATTTGCCGATGTCCGCAGGACTGGCCGCGGCATCATTTTGTGCGGCGGTGTCGGCACGGGCAAGACGCATTTGGCCGTTGGGGTGATCCGCCACGTGACGGCGGCGGGATTCACCGCGTTGTACGCGGTGCTGTTGGATTCCTTCCGCTCGATCAAAGACACGTATCGCAAGGATTCTTCGGTGACGGAGACTGCCGCCATGGCTCGCCTGACCGCGCCAGACCTGCTGGTGTTGGACGAGATAGGCGTCCAGCACGGCACTGACACCGAACGCATGCTGATGTTCAGCATTCTCAACGAGCGATACAACCAGATGAAGCCCACGATCTTGATCAGCAATCTGGCTCGGGAGCCGTTGGAGAAATACCTGGGCGAACGCGCATTCGACCGCATGCGGGAGGGCGGCGGCCGCATGGTCGTCTTCGATTGGGAAAGCTACCGGGGGCCTCAGGCGTGAATGGCACCTTGTCTTACTTCAATGTGATAGCCAATGCGGAGTTTGGCCGCGGGACAGACACTCTTTTGGGGAATAGAACGATGTCAGCATCAAGCACGATTCATCCGCAGGCCGAGCCTCGCACGCCGTTGGAACCGGAGCCGCTATTCAGTTCGGCACACGCCGCGCTGATGTTCGCGTACAACCATCACAACCAGATCTATGACCGGCCGCTGCTGGCGCGCCTCGCGCAGCGGACGTCGCCGGGAAAAGGCAAGGGGCTGGGGGGCGTGGACGGCGCTGCGCAGGCGGGCATTATCCTGGCTGCGGTGCAGAAACTTCCCCGGCTGTATCAGGCAATCGTTGTAGCGCGCTTTTCCCCGCGCACCGATCAGTGCAAGTGCTGCCAGGGGGCGGTAGACCGGCAAGAATGGATGGCTGCCATTCGCGAAATTTCCGATGCGGCTGCCAGCGATGCGCTGTCGGCGCACCCCACAGCACGGATACTGCGTGACGCCATCGTCGCCCGCTATTTCGGTAAGGACGTGCTGTTGGCCGACGCCGCGAATCGTGCGAGCGTCAGTGTGTCGACCGCGACGAACCACAACGGCAAAATCAAGTTGTGGCTCCACGGCACGCGAACGACCAAGGAGAAAGATGGCGGCCGGGGGCCGGGCAGCAAGGGGGTGGAGGCGCTGGCCATGGAGTACATCTCGGACGTTCTGACCGCCAAAGGCTTATGCCCGTGA